TTCCGACAACTTCTCATGGGGCGGCATGGAGGACATCAGCCCAACCCTCCGGGCCGAGAAGGCCGATGCCGCAGTTTGCGTAGAGTATGAGGACGGAAACGATAATTGAGGTCGGCAACATCAAGACCGGGAGTTGGTCATCCCCACAATACGGACGGATTTATTCAACCAAAGGACTCTGCCCGTCGCTTACTACTATGCAGGGGGGGGGCGAGAACCGAAGATAATTCTCTATGAAGAAAACAAGAACGGACAGGTGCATCTTGCTCAACCCGGAGGAACACCCCTACATTGAGCATAGGATATATGCGGGGGGGGGGTGCAATCCGGCAATAACCGCGTCGCACGACTCCTATGGGAACTGGGTGCTATATGAAGAAAACGATGATATTGACACGGGAACGTAGTGAGGAAGAGAAACTTCGCAGACACCTATATGGCGACAAGGGTGCGAAGTTCTCCGGCGGCAAAATCCCCAAGCTCGCCCCCCCCATGTCATAGGGACGATAACAACCTTCATCACGAAGGACATACTGATTGCAGAAATCTATGAAACCGAAGATAATCCCCATAGCGAAATACTACAAGACCTCCGAGGCTAACGGATGGGTCTATCATAGGGGGGGGTGTTCACCAACCATTTGCGTGGGACAACATTCAGGAGTGCAACCAAAAACAATAGTTAAAATGGCAAAGATTTATAGAATTAGAAAACTTACTCCCCGCGAGTGCTTCCGCTTGATGGGGGTCTCCGATGCCGATATCGACAAGATCCAGGCATATCCGTTCCACCAACTGATTGAACACCCGTCGTACTCAAAAGATGAAATCCTTGCAGGAATGACGGAACAAGAAAAGCGGTCAAAGATGAAAGACCGCATTTCCGAGAGCCAGCAATACAAACTCGCTGGAAACAGCATCGTGGTTCAAGTGCTGGAAGGCATCTTCACACAGCTCTTCCGAGCCGATACAGACTCTTTATTCTAATCAATATGGACATCAACGAAAACCCAACACACAGCAAGTCACAGGCGGAAAAAATCCTGGACTACATGCTTTCCGGCAAGGCAATAACTCCCATTGAGGCATTAGACCTTTTCGGATGTTTCCGGCTCGGCGCAAGGATCGCGGACATCAAGGCGAAGGGATACCTCGTCTATTCCGAGTTCATCACCACGCCTTCGGGCAAGCGCGTGAAGTCCTACTACCTGTAAACATCAATCCAAAAAACAATATGGCAAACGAAATTGCAACACGGCAAATGACCCCGATGCAGCGCTTCAACGCACAAATCAGGGGCGCAAACGCGCAGGACTACCTAACGGCAGTCCTCGGCGAAAAGAAAGAGGCGTTCGTAACATCCCTCGTCTCGGTGGTCGCCAACGACGCGAACCTCCAAAAGTGCAACCCCATGTCCGTTATCTACGCGGCCATGAAATCCGTTCCGCTTGGGCTTCCCATCGAAAACAACCTCGGCTATGCCGCCGTCATTCCTTACGGGGACAACGCATCGTTCCAGATTATGCGGAACGGTTGGGTCGAAATGGCAATGCGGACCGGACAGGTGAAGTTCATCGCAAACGAGGTCGTTCACAAGGGCGAGCTCGTCAAGAAGAACAAGTTTACTGGCGAGTACGTCTTTGACGAGGACAAGAAGGAGTCCGACGATGTTATCGGCTACATGGCCTATATCAAACTCAACAACGGGTTTGAGAAGACGGTCTATTGGACCGTCGAAGAAGTTAAGGCCCACGCCCTACGATATTCGCAGACTTACAAGAAGGGCTACGGTGTATGGAAGGACTCCTTTGACGCGATGGCGCTCAAGACCGTTCTCAAGAACCTTATCGTCAAGTATTGCCCGAAATCAGCAGAACTCCAGAAGGCAATCGTGGACGACCAGACGGTGACGAACAAGGACAACGTTTCAACCTACGCCGACAACACCCCCGACGAGCAGCCGCAGGTCGAAGCCGCATCAGCGAAGGAGAAGGCCGAGGCGGTGAAGGCACAGGTCGAAGCGACGAAGGCACGGCGCGGAAGCGCAAAGCCGGAAACCACGGTGGACAAGGAAACCGGGGAGGCCCTTGATGACGATCTTCCGTTCGACAAGGAATAACACCTATGAAACCGATTATCATCAAGCCCAAGAGCCACGAAGATTGGCTCAAGGCAAGAGAAGCCGGGGTGGGGGCATCGGAAGTGGCCGCCATCCTCGGCCTTTCCCCCTGGGAAACCCCCTTTTCCCTTTGGCTCAAGAAAACACACCAAGTTCCCCCGACCGAGGAGACCGACGCCATGCGCCGGGGACACTACCTTGAAGATGCCGTGGTACAATGGTGGATGCACGAAACCGGGGAGCAAGTAATCAAGGCAAGCGCGGCTGATATTATCTACGTCCACCCCGATCACCCGTACATGAGAGTAACCCCGGACCGTATCGTGAAGGGACGCAAGAAAATCCTCGAAGTTAAGTCCACGGCAATCTCTATGGGCGAGACCATCCCGGATTACTACCTTGCACAAGTGACTTATCAAATGTACGTCACGGGCATCCATCAAGCGGAGCTAATCTACATTCAAGGCGGATTGACGTTCGGGCGGTTCATCGTCGAATATGACGAGGCGTTCGCGGAGTTTATTGCCGGGGAAGTCCAAAGGTTCTGGATTGAGAATGTTCTCGGCGGGAAGGAGCCCGACGCAATCAACGTCGCGGATTTGGCCGTAAAAGTCCCTAAATCGACGCCGGAGAAGTCAATCCAAGCCGACGATACCGCGCTTGCACAAATCGCCGAAATACGCGAAAAGAAGGCCCAATACGAGGCCCTGGGAAAAGAGATTGACTCCCTGCAAGATGCCCTGAAGTTATACATGACCGACTCCGAGGCAATCCTTGACGATACGGGCGCGACCCTTATTACCTGGAAATCCGGGAAGGACAAGACCACCTTCGACTCGAAGGCGTTTGCAAGCGATAACCCGGACATGTACGCGAAGTATTGCCGCACCGTTCCGGGGGCGCGGACTTTCATTATCAAGAAACAAAAGGAGAAGTAAAATGGCAGCATTGAACAGAGTAATGCTTATCGGGCTGGTCGGCGGCGAGCCGGAGGCCCGCGAAGTGAACGGTGCAAAAGTGGTGACGTTCAGCGTCGCCACGACGGAGTATTTCAAGGACCGCAACGGGGAGGGAAAGGAACAGACGGAGTGGCACAAGGTCGTCGCGTGGAGACATACGGCGGACTATGCCGAAAGGGTGATCCACAAGGGATCGCAAATCTACGTCGAAGGGAAACTTCACACCCGGAAATGGACCGACCGGAACGGGGCGGAGAAGTACTCGACGGAGATAAGCGCGGACGACATCAAGGTCCTGGGGCGGAAGGCCGCCGACACGAACTCCGGCACAAGCACTAACAATATTGGCGCCTACGATGAGTCGCCGTTTTAATACTACACATGCAATACGGCCTCCCATACAAGGGTTCAAAGACCAAGATTGCCGACGCAATCATTGAGCATCTCCCCCCGGCGAAAGTCCTTTACGACCTCTTTGCCGGGGGGTGTGCTATCACACACGCGGCCATCCTTTCCGGTAAATGGAAGAAGATTGTAGCAAACGACATAAAGCCATACCCTGCCCTTTTTCGTGATGCCGCTCTTGGCAAGTACCAGAACGAGTACAAATGGGTGAGCCGCGAGGAGTTCTTCGCAAGTGATGACCCTTTCGACAAGCTCATCTTCTCGTTCGGGAACGATTGCCGGACATACATCTACGGCGCGGACATCGAGCCGTGGAAGAAAGCCCTTCACTATGCCGTTTGCTTTCACGACTACGAGCCCATGCTGAAACTGTCCGGCAAGGACCTGTCCCCGATTGACTCATGCAAGACGATGTATCAGCGACGTATCCGGGCCTACCAACTCCTCGGCGGAAAGCATGGCTGGTGGGAGGGCAAGGGGGTACACCTGGAAAACCTTGAACGGCTTGAACGTCTGCAAAATCTTATAAGCCTTGAACGCTTGCAGAACCTTGAACGGCTTGAACGCTTGCAGAACCTTGAACGGCTTGAACGCTTGCAGAACCTTGAACGGCTTGAACGCTTGCAGAACCTTGAACGTCTTGAACGTCTGCAAAATCTCGACAGGCTGGAGGTGCGTCAAGGCAACTACTTCGACATTGAGATTGACCCGGACTCGGTTATCTATCTCGATCCGCCCTACGCGAACACGAACGGCTACGGGACGAAACATAAATCCGACTTCGACTCGGAAAGGCTCTACGATTGGATTGAGGCGCAATCCGTACCGGTCTATATCTCGGAATACGACATGCCGCGCGATCGGTTCGAGTGTATCTACGAGACGAAAGTGAACTCGCTTATCAACGCCGACCGTCCTACCGTGGCGACGGAAAGGCTCTTTGTCCCGAAAGGGCGACATTACCATAAAACGACTTTATTCTAAACGACTTTATTCTAATGGAAACGACAAGCGCTGTCTATCGTGGCGATTGCATTGAGTGGTTGGAGGCGTATGACGGCGCACCAATCAAGCTCATTGTTACCGATCCGCCGTACACTCTTCCTTCTTGGTCCGGCGGCGGTTTTATGGACGAGTCAAAACGGGATTGGATAAGGGAGATGGACGTGGATAACTTGAGCCGTGGGTATTCCATCGAACGGTTCGCCGAACTCGCGGAGAAGGTGCAAGGTGGGAAAATCAACGTGTATTTCTTCTGCAACAAACTACAAATCCCCGACTATTTCCGGGCCTATGTAGAGCAACGGAAATGCAAGTTTGACATTCTCATGTGGCACAAGACAAACGCCATGCCCACCTTCCACGGGAAGTACCTGACCGATACGGAGTACATCCTCTATTTCCGAAATGGGGGGGGGTGCAATCCAAAGACCTATGACGATGCAAAGACCTTCTGGCTTGCGGACATCAACCTCGCGGACAAAAAGAAATGGAAACACCCGACGATCAAACCGCTTTCTATCGTGCGGACGCTTATACGCAATTCAAGCGAGCCTGGCGACATTGTTGCCGATCCATTCCTCGGAAGTGGCACGACGCGGGTTGCCGCCTTTTTTGAGGGGCGGAACTTCCTGGGTTGCGAACTCGATGAACGGTGGTTTTCGGTTCAAGAAGAAAGGTTCAAAAAAGAGTGTCACGGGGTGGAAGTGGTGAACGAGCATACCATTACCCAACAGACTCTCTTTTAGGTCAATACAAGTCAATAAAAGTTGAAATGTATTGATTGTTCAGGGGTATCTTTGTGACGGTTCCTTTCGTGGCTGTTGGGAACGGACAATAAAATAAGACATATAGGCATCACGCCACAAGCATAGTTTTGCGCCCTTTCCTAACAGCCACCCTCGCAAGAGGAGGAAGGGGCGTAAAACTTTTTTAACACTTGTGGCTATGTGTAAAAAGACAACAATGGGGTACATCAAGTTATTCCGCAAAATCCAAGAGTGGGGATGGTATGATGACCCGAACACCCTCGCTCTTTGGGTTCACCTCCTCCTTGACGCCAACTGGAAAGAACGGAACGAATGGCACGGGGTGAACATCGAAAGAGGGTCTATGATAACCTCCGTGGCGAAGATCTCGACCAGCACCGGACTCACGGAAAGGCAAGTAAGAACCTGCCTCGGACACCTCGTTAAAACGGGGGAAATTAAGTTGGAAGCGACAAACAAATGGACAAAGATAACCATTTGTAAATACGATAGTTACCAGGGGTCTGACGAAGATGAGTGTCAAACAAATGACAAGCAAGCGACAAACAAACGACAAGCAACCGACAAGCAAACGACAACAATAGAAGAAGTAAAGAAGGAAAGAAGGGAAGACGTTAAGAAAGAAAAGAAAACCTCTAACGAGGTCAAAGAAAACTTGACGTTTCCGTTTACGTCCGAAAAGTTCATGGAAACATGGAACGCCCTCGTCAAGACCGAGAAGTGGAGAAAGAAAACAACCCATGCGTTGCAACTCTCGCTTAATAAACTCGCCGCCTATGACGAGGACTTCGCTATCCTCCTGATGAACGACTCCATCGAAAACAACTGGCAAGGACTTGTTTACGACAACACCGCAGAGAAGTACGACAAGTGGAAGGCCGCACGGCAAGTGACAACAAAGCCGGAAGCGAAAAAATCCAGACCGCTCTACACGTTCTCGTCCGGCGGTTTTGACTTTTGACAGAAACACATAAGACATGGAAGAAATTTGGAAAGAAATACCAGGGTATGAGGGCTTGTATGAGGTCTCAAGTTACGGAAGGGTTAAAAGCCTTCCAAGACTAAAAAAGACGAAAAGTTCATGCATGACAAAAACTCGCATATTGGCGCCACGCGCGGTTGGAGAAGGACGGGAATACCTTGCTGTTATTCTGTTTAACTCGAAACACGAAAGAAAACAATGGCGCATACATCGGCTTGTTGCCATAGCATTTATCCAGAACCCAAACGGATATAGTGAGATAAATCATAAGGACGAAAATAAAGGGAACAATCGCGTTGAGAATTTAGAGTGGTGCTCTCGATCATATAACGTCACATACGGGACTGGAACCGAAAAGCGGAGACGCAACAATCGAACAAAGCCCATCGCCATGTTCGACGATGACGGGAACGAGATCGTGAGGTTTTTTTCTATCGCGGAAGGAGCCAGGCATGTTGGGGTTAATCCGTCTTGTTTATCTCATGCGGAAGGAACAAACCGTCATATAAAAAAATACTTATGGAGGTTCTTATGATTGACGAGGCAACAATAAGATGTTGGTGGGACACCTTCAAGGGAGATGGTTCATTAACCGAAATCCGCATTCTCGGAAAAGGGAAAACTACATACTCCGGCTATTTTTCCGACGTTGAGAGTATGGTTTCCGAAATAAAAAGATGCGAAACGTTTGGTGGCATCTATGCCACATTGAACGAAATAGACCCGGCTTGCAGCGGGCGGGAACAATCATCAAAAATCGTCAAGTCCCCGAAATCAACCACAAGCGACCCAGATATTGTTTCAAGGCGGTATGTCCTCATAGACTTTGATCCCAAGCGACCTTCGGACACCAACGCAACCGACGAGCAAGTTAAACTGGCCAATCAAAGAATGAAGGCCGTATATAGGTATCTCCGTGACCAGGGGTTCAGCGCACCCGTTGTCGCAGCATCTGGAAACGGCTATCACCTGTATTACAAGATAAACCTTCCGAATAACACGGAAACGAGGTCAATCATTGAAAGGTTCTTGAAGGCACTGGATATGATGTTCGGAGACAATCTTGTAGATGTCGATACATCGGTGTTTAACGCGGCCCGTATTGTCAAAGTTATCGGAACAAAGTCGAACAAGGGAACAGATACTCCAGAACGGCCACAACGGATGTCGAAGTTCGTACACATCCCGGAGCAAATCAACGAAACAACGATTGAATACTTTGAAAAAGTTGCTTCGGAGTTGCCAGGTCCTCCGGCCCCGACAAGGGAAAACGGGTATAGAACAGACAAGTTCGATGTCGATGATTTTTTGACCAGAAACAATATTGAGGTTAGTCGCAGATCGTATTTCAACGGGGGCGAAAAAATAATACTTAAAGAGTGTCCGTTCAATGATAATCATCAAGACGCCGCGATTTTCGTGTTGAGTAACGGTGGAATATCGTTCAAGTGTTGGCATAACAGCTGTCAGCAATATCATTGGCGCGACGTCCTTTTGCATTACGAACCAGACTCATTCACAAGAAAAGACAAGGAGGAATACAGCCGAAGGAGGTCATACTATGGCGAACGCCAACCGAAGCAGATTGAGGTCGTGGACGAGGACAGCCGTGGAAAGAAATGGCTCTCGATGTCCGACGTGAAGTGGATCGACCCGTCGAGCTATGTTTCCATCCCGTCCGGGATTATCCTCCTCGACCAAAAGATAATGGGTTTTACACTCGGCGACGTTACTATCCTTTCCGGGCTTTCCGGTTCGGGAAAGACAACCCTTCTCGACCACTTCATCCTCAACGCCGCACAACGCGGGTACAAGGTGGCCGCATGGTCCGGGGAACTCCAGGACTTCCGGTTCCAGGCTTGGCTCGACCAAATGGCCGCCGGGAAGTCACACGTCGTGCAGAAGTTCGGTTTCAACAACCTTTTCTACGTCCCCAAAGCCACCGCCGCAGTTATTAACGGCTGGCTCGACGGAAAGTTCTGGCTCTACAACAACGACTACGGGGCCGGGTTCGGGCAACTCTTTTCCGACATTAAGGAATGCATCGAGCAGAACGGTGTGCAACTGATCCTTCTTGACAACCTTATGGCTATGGACCTTGACGAACTGGACGGCGGGGAGAACGAACGCCAGACCAAACTCATTAAGGACTTGAAGGGGCTTGCTAAACAAGCAAACGTCCACATTATCCTCGTCTGCCACCCGCGCAAAGAACAGTCGTTCCAACTTCTCCGAAAGGAGTCCATCGCCGGAACCGCCAACCTTACAAACCTATGCGACAACCTTCTCATTTCTCACCGTGTAGGAAACGATTTTGAGAAACGGGCAACCGACTTCTTTGGCGCCGACTTCATAAACGACTTGAAGGACGAGGATGGGAAATTCAAATACCAGCTTGTCCTGGAGGTTGCAAAGAACCGTTCCCTCGGTGTGGTGGACCAAATCATCGGACTCTACTACGAGAACGAAACCCGCCGCATCAAGAACGAAATCGCCGAGAACGTCGTCTATGGGTGGATGGAAGAACCCGCACAAACGACACTTGATCCATACGAAGATTTACCCTATTAAGCCATGCGAAAACTAATCCAAATCCTTACGGCCATAGACGCCCATTTAAGCGCTATCGCGGGGAGTATGGTGTACCTGTGCCATCTTGCCGAGAAAGTGGCCCAAAACGAAAATAAACGGCCATTGGAGGACAATCTATGAAACGGGAGCCGAGCGCCTTCTCCTATGTGAAGAACCTTGTCCCCGGCGAGGCCGTGACGATCCCCGGCGAAAAGCTCTACGCCGTCAAATGCGCCATCGCCTACATAGCCGAGGAATACGGGTGGGACCTGTCCATATCGACCAACCAGGACGGGGAAACAATCATAGTGACGAGGAATGAGTGAAATGAGATACACCGTCACGATCTACTACCCCGGCAAGGGCCGTTACTCCGGCGGGGACAAGGTGTCCAGCCTTACCTTCCGCGACGAGAGGAAAGCCAGGGACTACTACACGGATATGCTTCTTCGCTACCCGAATTACAATGTTGAATTTTTAGAAAGCGAGATATGAAATGGAAAGATAAGAACTTCGGCAAGAGTCCTTTCGACCCAGACTATGATGATAGTTTCGACAAGGACTTCGACTACGAGAAATACTGCGAGGTGATGGAAGAACGAGAACAAGAAAAACGGGAGAAGTGATGGACTACGAAAAGAAATACAACGAGGCTCTGGAAGATATGAGGGTAATCTATCCCAACTTGAAGGGCGATGCAAAATTAGCGGTGGAACACGCTTTCCCCGAACTTGCAGAGAGCGAGGACGAGAGGATAAGGAAGGGTATTGTGGAAACAATTAAGCAATGCCCAGACACATTCCTTAATCCAAAGAATCGGGATGAGATGCTTGCCTACCTCGAAAAGCAGAAAGAGCAGAAGCCCGCTTGGAGCGAGGAAGATAAACAATGGCTCAGTGAGGTTTACTTTGCGATAGACCATTCCATGTATTCCGAGGACGAAAGGCAAGCAATGAAGAAGTACATTGATTCTCTCCGTTCTCAATCCAAACCAACAGAGTGGAGCGAGGAGGACGAGAACAAGATTGAATCCATAAAGGGACTTATTACAACTGGTAGGTTTGCTGACACAAACACGATAAGGACTATATGGGAGTTACTTGATTCCCTCCGTCCCCAGCCTCAATGGAAGCCCAGCGAGGAGCAGATATATTCACTCGGAACCGTAGTGAAAGGTGCTGGCGATGTAAGCGTGGGGAGTGTTGGATATAATCTTAAATCACTTTACGAACAACTGAAAAGCCTATGACGGAGCAACTAATCGCTTGGGCGATAGCGCAGTTTGGAATACTGATGTTCCTTATTGGTTATTTCCTCGGCAGACATGAAGAAAGTAAATCAGGGTGCGGTGGAAACAAGACAATCAAAAATAGTTCTTGTGATGTCCATTCTCCGCGACAGTCGCACCCTTTTAACTGAAAAGCCTATGAACACGATTGAAGCAATACGCAAGGAGATTGAACGACGAATACATAGCATAAAAAATTGCCCATTCATTACTGCGGAACTTGGAGCAAAGGAAAGGGAGATTGGAGAGGTTATGGCGTACAAGGACATCCTTTCCTTCCTCTCCACCCTTGAATCGGAAAAGCCTGTACCGAATGACCTTGAAGAAGCGGCTATGAATTACATCGCACCAATTGAAAATGAGGATGGACTGAAGGTTATCAACTTCTCTGGGCAAGACATCGCAGATGCCTTCATCGCCGGAGCGAAATGGCAGAAGGAGCAGATGATGAAAGATGCGGTGGAAGTTCCGTTATACCTTGATGGAGATTTCTTGACCGTAGATTACAACTTCAAGGAACTTGGGTATAAGGATGGTGATGAGGTGAAACTGATTATTATCCGGCCCTAAATGATTGAGATATGAAATATATCCACTATGACCGTGAATGGATAACAACCGACACCAAAGCCAAGCATTCCGACTTATGCGGAAAAGGATTCAAAGGATTTTGTACGGCGATACGGGTATGGCTCTGGTATCTCGGTCTTCCTGCACGGATTGCTTTCTATAAAACCCACGGCCCTAAATGACAAAGAACAACGAAAACGGTGATTATTTGTCAAATTCTCACAAAGACTTTGTAAGAATCCGACATATTTCGGCCCTAATTATCCGATACTTGAACAACGATGGAAACAGTACAATTCATCCTTGACTATTTCTTCGGCAACTTCTGGCACTACCTTGCCCTGCTCATCCTGCTCATAGCAGTTGGGCACAAGGGTAACTACATCGTACACGAAAATCATATACACAAGGAAGAAGATGAAGACTAACTACCTACTCTGCCCCGGCGACGCTTGCCCGTTACGAATGACTTGCCAAAGACATCAGGCATGGCTCAATCGTGACGATGACGAAGAACCGGAGATGAACCCGGACTATCACGAAGGGGAATGTATCTTTTACGAACAGCGAGAATACTATGGCGGATAAAAAGCAAAGCGTTATAAACGCAGTCGCGGCCAAAGCCGCTGACAAGGACATCCACTCGTCCTCAATTCCGAACGAGATAAAACTCATGGTTCAGATGGCTAACTCCACCTATGTTGTGGTGGAAGATGTGTTCAACCGGATCAAGGGCGTGTACGCAAAGCACGGCTTCCGCCCCACCAACGACAACGAAATCCTCAAAGGTCTTACGGACTTCTGCAAGTGCGTCAAGGCGGCTGGGTATCATTTCTTCAACCGCATTGATCCTTTGATAACCGACGCCACCTTCTTCTCCGGGGACTATGAGGATGGTCTCACGGGCGCACAGCGGTACGATGCCTTCAATGGCGCGGCGAATATCGGGATAAGATTGCTGATGCTCTACGCCGACCGAATTTGCGATGAAGAAACCTACGGCAAACTGTTCAAGACTCTACGCCAGATGCCCACCAGGAACATCTTCTCGGACGAGGACATAGCAAGATTTACAAACAACGGGAAACGATGACACTATTACTGATTATCTTCGCCATCGCCACCTTCGCTTTATTGGCTTGGGTGATTATGAAAATGGAAGAACTCGACGATTACCAAGACAACCTCGACAAGTATTCCATCCACTTGGACGAGAGGGCGAACAAACTCGCCAAATGGGAACAGGAACTCTTGGAGTGGGAAAAGGAGAAAAGCAATGAGAAGGGACTTGCTTAAACAAATGACATGGCAAGATGTCCAAGAGATTTGGTGGCAAACAGAACAAGTATTGCGGTCAATCCCAGATGAACCGGAGAAGTGGCCGGAGTGGGCTTTCAATACATCGACGCGGTTCAGTAAGGCCCTTGCAATCTTGCGTGACGAGAACGATGTCCCGCCTCCAATCGAAGAAAGATACCCGTCCGTCTTGAAAGCCGCCGAGCAAGCGACATCTTGGATGCTTACCGACTCGCGGGAAAGGGAGAACACACTCATCCGTTCCTTCGTTGCCTACAAACTCCGTGAAGAAGGCTACTCCTATGCGGACATAGGCAAGATGATGAAACGCGACCATTCAACGATTACCCACCTTGCAAATCGGATGCGGGACATGCTTTCCGTCCCCAATGCGTACAAGTGGGAGGTGCAACAATACAAGAGGTTTGAGGAAATGCTATGAACACGAATTGGCTTGACTTAATTAGGCAGGAAACCGTACACTTTGAACTGTACTACTCCAAGACAGTTGATTGGGTATTGAAGATTTGGAAGAAAGGTTGTGCCGCCGATGGCTCCGACATTGAAATCTGCAACATCCAAGACACCGATGTAAACTATGTACTCGCGAAAGGCGAGGTGCTTTTCAAAGAGTGGCTGACCGAAAACAACGGAGGATATTGAAATGGAAAACCCTTTTGTTAGTATTTACAGCATTAAGAGTGCTACAACATTTTATATCAACCTGAATCATATCGTACAAATTACCTTTGATGACGAACGCGGTCGTATAGGAATGGTTTATAATAATGGGCGATATGAAAACTTTGAGTTGAGCAAAGAGAAGGTTAAGATATATAATGATTACAAAAGCGATTACGAATTGACAAAGATCATAATCATAAACAAAATTAAATGCTAAAAAGAGTCCCCGTCATCCGTGTGGGTGGCGGGGATTTTTTGTTTATCGGCAACCGAGTTGGCACACGACATCGGCAAAGGCCCTCATCGTGTCTCCGGCAAGATAGGCCGGGGTTTCTCCTTCAAGGTCAACGCCGAGTTCTCTTGCTATCGCAACGGCGAGGTGGTGTATCTCATGGACAAGCGTGTTTTGGAACTCTCCGCCGGATGTAGTCGGCCCGATGCACACCACGGCGCGGAAATACCTCGCGTTCGTGTAGGTGAACCCGGTATTCGGCTCTCCGCGTTCCATCAGGTCAACCGCTTGGTCTATGATACGCCTCGGCGCTTCCGCGTGACGGAGACAAGACACGATGCCCTCGATGTCGTACTTGGTCTCCGCGAACAAGAAGTCCACTATCCAACGCCCGATAGGTAAAACCCTGTGGATCATCTCTCCTTACATAAACGTTTCCCAGAATATCGGCTCACCCTTCGCACGGCAATCCACGACAAAATGGTCGAAAGCCTTTGTGTCACTCCCGTCGGGGTCGTCCACATAGTCCTTGACAAAAAGGGCAAGGTGTGCGTCATCCGTTATGGATGAACCCCAATAGTCGGCCTTCGCCATCGCGTGAACATACGCGGCGTTATAGCCCTTGTCGCGGTCAAGAGTAACCCCATTGGTACGCAGGAAATCCGACACCTGTTCTTTCGTCATAGGCGCGATCCGTTCCCCTTCGCGGGTTTCCATCATAGATACGGCCCACTCATAGAGTTTCTTGTTAAAGTTGCAACCGTATTGGTCGGTGTATTCTTCAAATGCGGTCATAATCATTGAAAATTAAAGGGGCGAGTCTCCCCGCCCCATCGTTCTACATGTAGCGGCCACGGCTGTCCCGGTAGCGACGCTCGGACATGTCGTCCCAATCGTGGTCGTCGCGGCGGTAATAGTTGCCACGGGAATTGTATCTTTCACCGTAGGAACTGCGCTCGGAGAACTGTTCCTTCATGTCCTCCCAGATGCCATAGGCTTCGGCGAGTCCGTGCTTCGCCATCTTCAGGCCTTCCTCAAAACGGCGGACATCACCGCTCCGTTCTGACAAGTCAATTATCCATCCCATTGTTTATTCCTCCTTGTTGTTTTTGTGGTTCTTGGGAATCCCCGCAGAGAGCAACCCGACCATTTGTTCGAGCCTTCCGTTCATTTCGGAGAGTTGCGCCTCAAGCTGGTTGATCTTCTGCGCTTGCTCGGCTTCAAGTTTCTTCTCCGGGTTCAGTTGCATAATCAGCGAAGGCCCTTTCTGGATCACCATTTCGTGATACGGCAACTGCGATTTGTACTGCTTCGAGTTACTGACGGCGGTTTCAACCTCACGGGTGACAAGGAGCCTGTCCGGGCTTACGAACCATCCCTTTTCCGGGTAGTTCGCCGAAACACTATTGACCGGGAACTCGATGGATGTGCTTTCGTTTCCGATGTTGATGAAAACATCTACCACGAACCCCTGCATTACAAGGGCGGGGTTTGTCTGCGCGGCCTTCGAGACGTGCGGTTGAGAGACGCTTGTAACACTCGCGGTACTCACGGAGAAGTCTTTCCGGTTGAAAACATAGAGGGCAGAACCCTGCGCAAGTTGGGTTGCACCCTGCGGTATTCCGTTGAACATAATGTTTGTTTGTTTTAAGATTGTTTGTTGTTAAACTGCGGTGTTGAGCAGTTGAAGCGTGTCTGCGAGTCTGTCATAGTACACAAGATAGACTCCTACTCCGGGCAAATCGGCAACCGTTAGATTGTCACCGCCCGCAAGTGTCACGTTGCTGGTAGTCCCCGCCATTGAAAAACGGATAGGCAACGTAGCGGTAGTTCCTTCGGGAATAGCCTCGGCAAGATAGACGAGAATGAGTCCACGAAACGGTCTGGAGTTCCAATCCGGGTTGAACTTGAAATCAACCGTTGTGTCGGAAACGACCACGCTCTGTGCCTTGATGGTGGGGATGCCACGGATGTTCACATATTGATAAGGAAACACGGCCATAGCATTGTCCTCCTATCAATTAACCCCAATACGAGCCGCCGGGAACGCCGTAGCCGTAACCGTAGCCGGGGCCGTAGAAACTGTTCATATACGGCGTGGTGGAAACGGCAACGAGGTTTGGATAATTGACGGTAGCCGTACTGGGGAGTTTGCACTTGATGTCATCCACTTCCTTGGCGATAGGAGCCAGCATCGCGGAAATCATGTTGGTCTGCCGGGCGTTGTCGGCCTCGTTGCGGAGCTGGGTGATGATGTCGGCCTGGGTGTCGATCTTGGACTGCATTTCGCGTTCCTTCACGGCGCAGAACTCCTGGACCATAGTGGTCTTGAGGTCGGCGATGGCATCCACGGTGCGCTGACCGTTTCCGTTGATGGCGCCGGAGAGGGCGTTGGTCTGGTTGAGCGTGGCGATCTGGTTCTCATAGCCCTGCGAGGTGACGAGCTGTTTCATGTCGCAGCAGCAGGAACACAGGCGCGAGGCAAGGTCGGCGTTGCCGGACTGGATCGCGTTCACGACCTGAAGGCCGCTCATGCCAACCTGGGATGCGACCTGTGCGATTGCACCCTGGACGGTGTTGATGCCGAGTTTGATGGAATCGACATCGGTGTTGAGCGTGGTAGCAAGGAGCCGCACATCCGCGTCCGTACCGTTGATGGCATTGAGAATGAGTTCGGCATTGTTGTTCGCCGTAGCCTGCGCCCCAAGCGACGCAGCAGCAGCGCTACCGCCACCGAAACCACCACCAAAGCCGTTGCCCCATCCGCCAAAGAGTCCGGGGACGACACTACCGAGGAGAGCGCCCCAAAAGGCACTACCACCGTTCGCTCCGAAGAAACCGCCGTTGTTGTTCTGCCCGGCGAGGAAGTAGGGGAGCATGTTGTTCGCCTGATTGTCAGGCAAGTAGGAAATGTCTGCCATTTTCTCTAAAAGTTTAGTGTTAATAAAAAAGTACCAGCGACCCGTCGTGGATCGTTGGTACAAAGGTCGGCAGACAAAACTGCTCAAGTATTATGGTAGGCGAATTAGTCCGAAGATGTTATATTTCAATATGATACACGCCTATTCAATGCTTCTTCCTCCAAGATTGCGGCATCACCTTCAAGAAATTCTTGAACGAATAGTGTGTAATGTTTCGTTTCGGCTTCGCGGTCATGTTCCGCTTGATGACACCGTGAACGGCGGTCTTGGATTTCCCGAAATGCCTTGACAACTCATCCACCGTAGCGGACACATCCATGTTCTCGGCGTATGCCTTATAGACCGCTTCAAGTTGCGACAACGGACAATTACCACTCTTTAATCTCTCGGTGAAGAACTCTAATACATCTAACGTGATTTGCTCCATTTCGTGAGAAGAATGTTCCATAGGCGAATAGGAAATACAAGAGTATGGTTACAATGATTGTTGCTTTGACGATGATTATTTGCTCCACCGTGAAAGGCGAAATATAAGTGTCGTACAAATCCACAAGTTGCGGGAGTATCGGTAGCGCACAAGCGAGACGATGCCATACGCAAAACCTTAACATCCACGAATAGACAAGATGCGCCACGACCACAAGCGGGGAGATAAAACAAAAGTAGTTTATGGCGGTGAGCATAGTCACGTTCTCCGAGAAGAACGCGAGGGAGAATACCACTAAAAATAGTAGATTATAGATGAACGGAGCAAGTTGGACGGCAAGCACTATCCTAACTTGCGAGTCTATAATACTATTTAGTTTGAGACGGGATTGTCCTGATTTGTCCCTTTCCATTCGTGTAAGTCATCGGCATAGCCTTCGGCGGCACGATCTTTACCGGCTTCGTAACCGGCAGTTTCGTGTAAGTAATCTGGCTCGGTGTAATCATAGTTGTTAAGATATTAAGTTAATGCACATTCCAGAAGGTGTTGGAGTAAACTTCATTGTAAGCCGACCAATCAGGATAGACCCAGATGATTTCAGGTGCGATTTCAAGATACGGCTTTGCAATATTGGGACGGCAAACAAGACCCATGCGACAGGATATTCCACCAACCCTTGTAAGTGATGAGGATATTCCTCCTCCAATCCTTATGAGTTCCGAAGAAACCCCTCCAACCCTCGCAAGGGATGACGATATTCCGCCATCATCTCTTGTGAGCGATGACGAAATTCCGCCACCGATCCGGCGCAAGGAACTTGACAGGCAACCCATATTACCACTTCACGTTGAAAAAGTCGAACTTGTCAACCTCGTCGCGGATGCCGTCCGGGAAATCGGTGTCAGGAACATGCGCCGTGATGATAGCGGTAATGATTCCCTTCCCAAAATCTTTTGTGTCGAAGCATAGGAAGTAATTCGTTTTCTCAACCTCGACACCATCAACTGTTTCGGTTGTGGTCTCCGTAATTAGGTCACTCTTGTCGAAATGCATGGTTGTACTTCCCCGCTTGAGGTCTATCTCAAACTCATCCCGCGTCATGTCAAAGCCGGGAGAGTTGATTTCAACGATGAACTTAACCTCCGTTCCGTAAAATGAGCTATCGTAAATCATCATTTTGTTATAATGTTTTAATAGGTTTCTAAATCAAGCCGGACAACCGGGGGAGGAAGTAGTGAAAGAAAGGAAGTTGAATTGTATCGTGATAACCGTATATGATAGTGTCCATCCTCCCCAAGACCCGGTTGCCGTCGCGGTAGCATCCCGCCAACGCTAATCCGTACTTGTAATCGTCCAACCCTCATGCCCGAAATTGATTGTACCAGCTATGTACGCGGACTCCCAATCCTCATACGGGCCGAGTGCTTCTTCACTTGAAGTTATAACCCAATAGTTCATACTATCTCAATCGTTATTTCCTCGCCCTTGTCATAGGCGGATTTCATCTTCTTATACAACTTCTCGAAAGTCGCCTTGCTCTCGGTCAGCCGTCCGACTTTCGTGTTTTTCCCACAAAGCAGACACCCGGCGCTGTCGAGTGCGGAGTTCCCCGGATGGATCAAAATACCGTCAAATCCGGGAACATTTAAGAGTCTCGGCATCTTCCCTTGACATAGTTTCCAGTACCATGCAACCGCCGCGTACTTGGGAGATGTTACATTCATCGCTACCCCATAAGTCCCAGTCGGAATTGCCGTTTCCGCATAGACCTTTCTTGATCTAATATATTCCGGGTGGTCGGATTGCTTTAAGCCACGGTCTCTGTCTTCGAGGACATTGCAGAAAAACACATCGTCCACATAAAGGCGACTGATCGTGTATGTCGCCTTTTTCCATTTTCTATCAACGAGCAGTTTCATAGCATCACTTTTTTGCGGTAAACCTTCCCTTGCTATCCCGCTTTTGCTTGGCTGGTTTCAGCACATCGTCGAAGGTAACATCATCGGTCACGATACCGAGTTTGCTACCAATCCAACGGGCTACGAATACGAGAACGGCACGGAGGAAGCCGAGCAACGAGAACTCAATGTCCTTCGTGCAGAGGTAGTTTCCGATAATTGAACCAATCTCATTAACATACACCAGACCGAGAGTAGCCCATTGTATCCAGTCTTGCTTGAACGCGACGGTCATAGATGATGCGATGATAATCCAGCATAGAAATTCAAAGCACTTGCCGACCGTACCACGCAAGGCACGGGAAAAGGTCACTCTATCTCCCTCGCGTTTGTACTTTTGGTATCTATGTTTAGCGGCCTTGACTCCAAACCAGAGGTCAAGGGCGACGAGGAATATCGCCGGAATTAGGAATGGTATCATCGTTAGAACTGTTTTTTGTAGGAAAGCAACTGCGGCGGCGGTCACGCTACCTTCAATCACATCGCTTGCGAGAGTAATGTTACTTGGGTCTTTCATGGCTCTTTGTTATTTGGCATAATCATCGGATTTGTGTATCTTTGTTCCGCATACTAAAAACAAATGTTTTAGCAACCGGGACTTGTTGTGAAACACTCTCGGTTGTTTTTTTGAGTCTTTTTTACTATATTTGTCTTGAACATAAAACTTTGATTTAGTATGCAAGAACAAGAAATCTGGAAGCCCGTTGTGGGTTATGAGGGTTGGTACGAAGTTTCCTCTCTCGGTCGTGTCCGTTCAGTATCTCACACTCTTGATTGCGCTGGTCGTTTTAAGGTATTCCACAAAGGGAAGATATTAAAGCAACAAGCCAACATAAGATGGAGATATATGTCGGTCTATCTCTCAAAAAACGGGGAACGGAAAAGAGTCCGGGTAAACCGCATCGTTGCGATTGCTTTTCTTCCAAATCCAAACAATTTGCCAGAGGTAAACCATAAGGATGAAGATAGGCAGAATAACCGAGTTGACAATCTTGAATGGTGCGACCGCCTCTATAACTCAAACTATGGTAACGCGAGGAAGAAGCAACAGGAGTCAGCAAGGAAGAACAAGAAGGGGCGTTGTTATCCAAAAGTGATAAATCAATACACATTGGACGGGAAGTATATTGCCTCCTATTGTTCATCCCAAGAGGCGGCGAGAGCCGTGGGCCATCCGAATACGGGCAGTAGCATCCGAGCCTGTGCAAGAGGTGATAAACGATACAAACAAGCGGTCGGATACATTTGGAAATATACCGACTAACAAGTTTTCTTGTTATTACCCCTTGTGTTTTCATAATCCATTCTATTTAATCACCAACAGGGCGATGTTTCCAACCACCCAATAGGCGAGGTTTTCGTACCATTTCGGTTCGTAATCGAGGTCACAATCGGCAGTCTTATCATGACGGATTCCAAGGGAGTAGGCCCACACATGAGCGGCCCACTCCCTCTTGATATTCGCATCGCTACGGGACCAAAGTCTGCATGACGGATGAAGGTTGCGAATCTTGTTCAACTCGCGGTCGAAATCCGACTTGTGAACAAAGCAAGAGTCAATCAACTTCACCCTGTCCGCGTAAATCTTGTACTTCACTTCTTGTCCTCCTTGTGCAATTCCTTGTACTTTTCGCTGTCCGGGTCGAATCTGCTCCCGTGATAGAAGAACTGGCTCAAGGTGTAGGCGAACACCTCCATGATGACGATGATTACTCCCGTCATAACCACCCACTTTCCAATCTCCTCCCAGATGTTAGCCTCGATGACCTTGCCGAAACAGAGTCCGAAAACGAGCATAACGACGGCGGTAATGATGGCCGTCCAAAGCATAAAGCGCTTGCAGAAAGTTTTGATGTCCATAGTTATATAATTGATAATTCAGGGAAATCTTCAAACGCCCTCATCGCAAGGACTTTCGCTCCAGCAGCGGACGGATGCACCCCGTCGGAATACAACAACCCGGTGTTCCATACACCCTCCGATGTCGCTCCGACGGCATCGCAGAAATCAATCACCCTCTTTCCGAGCGATTTGACATAATTGTTGTATCCCGTCCTTTGTCGCGTGGGGACTGTCGGGATAGTCGCAAGGACAAGAGTGATTCCGTACTGCTCGCAAATAGCGACGACATCATCTATTACCGATTTCTGTTCGTCTGCGATAACATAGTTTCCACTTGTTCCGGTATCATTCGCCCCATTCATTCCAAGTGTCCATACAATGTATGATGGGATAAAACCAAGACCAAGGAGCGATACAAGGTCATCGTATGCACTACTCGAATTTTGCCCAGACATACTGTTCGCAAACCACTTGTCCATATTCCGAGCGGATGCGTAATACGGCCATCTTGAACTATCATCAAATGTGACATAACTGTCACCAAAAACCCATATCTTCTTGGTGAGGTCACGCGGGAAGAACGAAAGCGACACATCAATAGAACCAGATGTGTTTACATTGTGGATAAATGGCTTTCCCTTTCCCCACAACGAAAGTGTTTGCTCAAATGTGTTTCCATACTTGTCCATAAGCCGGAGAGTATTTGTTTCCGTGTTGCCGTCCCGCGTAGAATCAATCTCTACAAACATAGGGTCTGACAAAGTAAGACCGTGTTCATAAGTATCAACCTTCGTGGAACTTGTTAGGAAACGATACAATTCAATCTTGGTAGGAAGTATCTCAATCCAAGTTGAACCATAACTTCTTCCAACCGTACCAGACAATCCCACGCCGACACAGATGTCTTGAATCGTCCCAGAAATAACTGCCGATAACAAAGAGTTTTTTGAGACGTGGCAAACACCAAGTCCAATGCTTGAGTTCACCGCAACCGTACCAGAATCTTTCCATCCCTTGAATGAATTACCACCCATCAATATTTCAACAACCTCGTCGGAAAGGTTAGCAAAGGATACTTGTTTATTCCTTAAAACGGGTGTATATCCACCAATAGGAGAATAAAGTTTGTAAGAAGTCCTTGATTGCCCCTTTTCAACTTGGATGTCCTTGTCTATATTCTGTGTAAGGATGGATATACGAAGATACGCAGCGTTTGCGGGAGCCGTCAGTTGCTTTGTTCCTCCGGTTACGGCACTTGACGATATAAACGTCTTATTCGAGTCGTAGAAGCAATGGTAAACACTGGACGAACCGACACCGATGTCTCCTTGCCCACTTACATAGTAGTATTCACCACCGACGACGGGGATATAATCGGAGGCTCTATAACTATTATTGTTTGTTTTAAGCTCACCGTTATTATTGAGATAACCGGGAGAAGAAATGGTTGAGATGTCAAAAATGTTAGTCCCGTAGTCAATATCCAGTTTTCCCGCAACGTCTTCTTTTATTTCATGGGTATACCCATAAGCCGCATCGTATGCTTGATATGGCGATGCCGTAGTTCCCAGTTCTAATTGCACCGTAGGATAGCCGGTATTGCTATGTGCAAAACGCAGCCACTCGCATCCCGAAGGGATCGTGAAGGTAAGAGTGTTCAACGGAATAGAACTTACGAACACTTGTTTGTTGTTATAGAAACAAATGTAACTACTACTTGTCAATGCCGACCCGCTTCCATTATGAAGGCAATATGATTCACCGGGCGTAACCAAGATGAATGGAGAGCACCACCAGTTATTTGTCGTAGCCGTAGCAACGCCGGTATCGCTCAATGTGGCCTTCCACCCCTTGCTCCTGTCGTATAAGTTAACACCGGGAGCAACATCGAGTTTCTCGGCTTCAAGGCGTTTGTCCGGCGAGCCTAATTGACCGAGTTTTGTCTCAAGATTTACACCGTTTGAATCATACACGGCTCGTTCGTGGGTGTACGGGTAAATGTCCGTGTTTTGGTAGTCCTTGAGTTTTTGTATTTTTGCCATATCGCTTGAAACTATTATGTTGGAATGTTCCCGCAAATGATCCGTGTCATTTAAGTGGGGATGTTTCCGTTTTGGTCTAATTCAACGATTTTCGCCTTCCACGAACTCCAGTTTGTGGCCGCCTTATATGTCGCAGATGTGCCATAAGGGACATATATTGCGTTTACGTTGTTGTTTGTAAATGCGTATGTTCCGAGTGTCGGAGGAGATGTTGCTCGGAAGATGTACGTCGCCTTGCTACTGGATGATGCCGCGTTCTGGAAACAAGATCCCTCGATGGTAGCAACGGAAGCGGACACGTCCATCGAAGTGAGTGCGGAGCAATACTGGAAAGCATAGGAACCGATGCTCGTCACCTGATTGTGGAACATAACACTTGTTATTCCTATGCAACGCCGGAAGGCGGTGGTCTTTACCGCGGTGACGGAATCTGGGATTGTTACGGCGGTCACTTCCGTGTTGTTGATGTATAAGTGTATCCCGCTTGATGCGAAGGAAGGGCCTCCGTTCTCAGCCCAGGTACATCCCAGCCAGACTGCGAGGCTCGGTACGTTGACCCTTGAAACGACGGAACACCCATTAAATGTGTTGTTGGTCGTACACGTAATGGAGTTTGTCAACGTGATGGTCGCAAGTTTGGAGCATCCACGGAACGCCTGTTGTCCAAGAGTTGTTACGTTTTCGGGGATTGTGACGCTTTCAAGATTGCTACATCCATAGAATGCGTTGTTCGGAATCTGCGAGAGACCCTTGAAGTAGGACAACTCGTCGAAGGACGTGATGCTGGTGTTGTTCCGGAACGTCGTGCCAAATTGTGAGTTCGTTACCTGGGATGCCTGGCTCGGCCTTATGCCAGTACCATCGCCCCAATTCGTCGCGCAAATCTGCCCGACGGTTGCGTCTGCGAAAACAATGTACGGCTCCTTGACTCCCTCTTGAGTTACTGTCAGTATTTTAGAGGACGAGGTGCCATGATGGGATGCTGTAAAAGTAATGCTTTTTGTCCTATCAATACTACCCGTGTTGGCATCGGAGGACATTTCTACGGTTTGGTCCCCCGATGCCGACGGGTAGGTCAAGTAGATATTGTCTCCACTCCCATCGCCCCACGGTATGGTGACAACGGCCATAGGTTAGGAGATGGTCCAGTTGGTGTTGGAGGATACGGTGACGGACTGCGCAGGAGTACCAGCAGCCGGGATGGTGATGGTGGTCGGGGAGATCGTCAGGTAGGCGTCGCCAGCGGCCTGGGTAATAGTGCACGTAACGGCAGCAGAAGAACCACTGTTCGGAGTGACCGTCAACTGCGATGTCAGCGAACTAATCGTGGTGTTCTCCGCGATGTTGGAGAACGTGATAGAGAACGTGTACTGTTGCGACGCGCCGGGGTCGCCCGTTATAGCCGTCCCATTGTTCGTGTTCACGGAGTTCGCCGTGTAGGAAGAAGGCAGGGTCAAGCCGATGCCATTAGTACCCGTAAGGGCGAAGGTCAACTTTGACGAGTTGGAAGTACCCGTGATGGTTAAAGTGCCACCCGTCTTGTCAACGGCGGCGGTTGCGGAATCAAAACTCACAAATTCCGTTTTACCTGATTGGATAACAGTAAGGGTCTTGCTCTCCACGCCGGACGCGGAGAAGGTCGCGGTAGTCGTTCTCGCCTCGCGCCCGGTGTGAGCCGATGCGCTCCAAGAGACGGTATCGTTACCGTTACCACTTGTTTTGTTGGGACTTGCCCATGATGCGTATGCCATAGCTCTTGTTTATTAAATTGTTTTGTATGTTATGCTATATTGTTTCAACCACATCTCCGAGGAAACAAACCGCACTTGAATTGGCCTTGCTTGACAAAGCGTTATTGACGAATGCTTTGTCCGCAAGCTGGTTCGATGATGTGGCGTCGGAAGGAATCTTCCCCTCAATAGTCCCAACACGCGAAGACACGCTTGCAAGCGCGGAAGCATCCGCCTTGCCGCTGATGGCGGATTCTATCCCCGATGAGATAGAATCCACATACGCCTTGTCCGCGAGTTTGTTGGATGTGGTGGCGGTTGAAGGTATCTTCGCCTCTACGCCACCGATCCGGCTGCTCAAGGCGGTTACGGATGTGGAGTCGGCCTTCGTGTCTATATCCGCTTCCGCCGTGTTCATGCGCGACTTCAATGCCGCGATGTCCGCCGTGTTGGTCGCCACCTGCGAGACGCGGTTGTCTATGGTCGCCCCGGAGTGTATGCTTGGATAGTCGTTTACTGCCATAGCGTTATTCTTCTATGATTCCGCAGTCCTCAAGGAAAGCGATTTGTTCAAGGGTGATGTCCTCGGAAAAGTCGATTAGGGCGTCGATTTTCGCGGGGGATAGGTCAATGTCCACGGGCGCGGAGAAAATGTCCGAAATCGCCTTATTTGCGTCTTTCTCGGCATCGAGGTAATCGTCATGCCCGACCACTTTCTCCTGCTTGTCCCGGAAGGCTTGCACGGCCTTGAGTTCGTCCGCCCAATCGTCTTGGAACTTGCGGATGACCTCGCTTTTTTCGGCATCGGCATCCTTCGCCACCTTGCGGAGTGCGAGGTAGTCTTTGAGCAAGGTGGCTTTCGCTTCCTTGTCCGTGATGCGGTTGAGTTTGATGCCGGAGAGTATCCCGGCGGCGGTGCTGATGTATGCGATGGATAGTTTCATATCTTTATGGGGTAGGTGTAGGCGAGTCGTAATCTTCAATCTGGTTGTATGTGAACCGTATCACATTGTCGCCACTTGACGCGATGGTGATGAAATACGGATTGTTGCCCCGTGTGAGTCCCGTGAAACTCCCGGTAATCGTGTCGGTTGTGTCCGCGCCGATGGAGTAGTTCGATATGGTACGCGAAGTGACCACCGTTCCCGTGGCGGGGTTGTTTCCCTCGACGAGTTGGATGACGAGGGTAAGGCCGCTCTTTGCAAGCACGGTGTTGACGATTTCGACGGAGTAGTCTATGCGCGTGTTGGTGGAGTTCCACATGCCTTCCGGGTATGCGTACACGCCGGATGAATTGGCGATAATCTGCAAGTTGATAGGCTCGAAACCCATAAGAGACACATACTTCCCATCGGACTCCGCGATGTCTTGGCGCAGCCTGATGGTGGAAAGGAACGGAACCATCTTCACGGTGCGCCCGGCCCAGTTCTGCATGTCCTCAAAGGTCACGGACAAACCTCCGCTACCAATCGTTTCCCCGGCGGCGAAGGTGTAGAGGCCGTTGTTTTGGAAATAGATGAAAGCACCGAAATACCAGTTGTTGAGGTCGATGCCGTCTATCTGCAAGTCGTCCACGCCGAGTTCGTAGTCCTCGCGGTAGAGGTCAACCCATTGCAGGACGAGTTTGTTCTCATAGTCGAGCATCGCGGTGTCGAACTCATAAGGCTCGAACGGGGGCGTTGCCCGCTTGTCGTACCCGTTGAAATCGAGGATGCGATACCATTCGTGGACTCCAGAGCCGCCGCCGTTCCTCCCACGCGGACGGAGATAGTCCCAGGGGAGGGTTCCGGCGAGGAGACGGTTGAAGAACGATCCGGATGTGGTGGGTTCGCCCGTCGCCGTGAAAATGGTGGTGGTCAGCCCGTGTTGCACATCCTTCCTGTCGGCAACGGACATGATGCCGAGTTTCCCGCTCCGCACGGGCTTGTACTTCGCCCACTTGTTTATCTCGACATTGGCGATGAGTGCGCCGATGTCGTTCCGCGAACTGCCGAAGAACGACTTGATGTCACCGATGGAGATGCCATAAGTCGAGGTAGTGTAAATGGTATTAGAGTTATAGGACATTACCTTTCAAATTCTTCTTCGTTGTCCTTGTCGTCCTCCGGCTTTTCCACATTGCCGTTACCGACCCCGCCGGAAACACCGGGCTTGTCATCCACATACGGCTTCCTTGTAATGCAGATACCCAGCACTACGATTGCGATGATTGCGGCCAAGATGTAAATCATATCCTTATGCGTTTAGTCGGTTAATCTCTTTTCCAATGCGATAATCCGTTCTTCGTGAGATTGGATTGCGGAAATCTCGTAGGCGTGGAGCATCTGGTAGGCGAGGCTCTTGTACTCCTTGCCACCAACCATGAACGGGATGACGGACTCGACCTCCTGGGCCACGAACCCCGTGGCGGTCATGCCCTTGTTGGCGCCGGAGTTCCATTGCCAAACGGAAGGGTTGAGCGCCATAATCTTCTCGATGGCATCGGCCTTCGACAAGGTGGTGATGTTCTCCTTCAATCGGCGGTCGGATGATGTGTTCCAAGACGACGCATAGGCGTTGTCAGAGAAATAGACATCGCCGTTCTGCACGTACATCTTGTAGCCGGATGCACCGGAGTAACCGCCGACATAGATGCACCCACTCGAACTGTTACCGCCGAGGACGAGGTGGCGGGTGTTGTCCTGTATGTAGAGCCGATTAGATGCGTCGCGGATGCTGATATAACCCTGTTCCTTGACGATGGTAAGCCCGTTAATCGTACCCGTAAGGGCGATGTCGCTACTTATCGCGGAAAGGTTCGTAACCTTGAGGTTGGTGAATTTCTTTATGCCGGAGATGGCCTGCTCGGAGCTGTCCGTCGTTACGAAATTGATGTTCGACTGCCCGGCTACTCCACCAGCCGCCACGAACCCGTCGGCATACAAGCCGATGGTTTGCCCCGTACCTTGCTTATAGGTGATATGCAACGCCTTCGCTCCGTCATCATACGCAAGACGCGCCTTGCCGATGTCGATGTAGGCATCATCGTTGACCTCTAAACCGACGCTCCTACCGGACTCATCATCAGTCCCGGAAAGATGCAACGCGATAGTGTTCGCGTCGTATGAAAGCTCCGCCGTACCGATGTAGAGGGTGGAGTTGTTTGACAAGGTAAGGTTGCGGGAGAAGTCGCCGTATGTGCCGTAGATGTTCGCAAAGCGCTTGTTCGCGGCACCGATACCGCAAGTGCCGTCCGAGTAGGGGTACAAGTACGCAGTCCGCAAAGTGATATTGGCCGATTGGAACGTCTTTGCGGATGTAATTATCTGCGAACTTCCAGACAAGGTTACATAAGCATCGGAAAGGCCCGAAATGTCCGATGCCGAAAGCGAGTCAAGGAAAGCCAAATCACCAAGACCGGGAACGGACACGTTGCTCCCGGCTGTCCCGTTGACATACAAGCGGAGAGTTCCGTTCGCCGTTCCTTCGGCAAGAGTGACCGATGAAACACCGCCGCCACCGCCGGAAGAATATCCGTCAAGACAAAGCCTCTTGGTCGTGCCGTTGATCTTGACATCAACCGTGTTGTTCGTGTAAGTGGCCGTACCCCAGGCGACATCGTTGTAAAGGTAGGTGTCCGTCCCGTCAATCGTTATCTTCGCAATCCGGCTGACCTGGGCGGTCGTGTCGGCAAGGCTCTCAACGGAGACATTGCTTCCACCACCACCGCTACCACTTCCGGCTCCTCCGGCTGCAACCCATCCCTCGGCCCAAAGACCAGCATAACGGGGATTGAGTTTGAGGGTGGGATTGTTGTCGATGGTCTCCACCACGAACCAATCAAGCGGCTGGCCGTTAATCGTAACGCCGTAGCCGGAACCCGTGGAGAGTTCGATGCCCTTGTCGCCGTAAATCTTCAAGTGGTCGTCCGTGTCCTCATGGAGATAGGCGTAGTTGCCATCGCCGAGAAGGAGTTTTCGACCATAGTTCGCCGCGCCCTTCAATCGAAGGTCGCCGGACAACTCGCCACCCGTAAGGGGAAGGTAGAGGCCGGAAAGGGGAGGAATATCGGATGCGTCAAGCGAACTCTTGAAAGCAAGCGATCCAAGTCCTGGAACGGCCACATCGGAACCGGCAACGCCGTTGACCGTCAATTTGAGCGTTCCGTTGGCGGAACCGGCGGAGAGAACAACGGACGAGATGCCACCCGTTTGGGCGGCGGCAACCCAACCGTGCGCCGTGGTATAGACAAGCGCATCGCCTACGACCGCACCCGTACCATCGGCACGAAGGACACTCGACGAGTTGTGATAAACGTCGGTGAGTTCACGAAGGTAGGACACGCCACCGCCACCACCGCCTTCATCTCCGACACCCCCGGCAGCAAGCCAACCGGGGACCCACAGGTTCTGGTATTGGGATTTGAGGGTGATGTTGCCGTCCTCGTCCAGCATGAAGAACGAGTCGCCGCCGGAAGAATAGGACTCCTCCGCTTGTGCCTCGGTGATGCTACCCACGGACTTCGACACCGGGGCTTCCGCACCCTGCGAGTCCGTCCAGGTCTTTCTCTTTCGGTCGCGTAGAGTGACCTTGTAGGTCGGGATCGCAGCCTCGCCCTCGTTGATTACGATGGTGTCAACAAGGGCCGCGACAACCGAACCGCTACCATCGTCAAGGCGGATTTTCTCGCCGTGGGATGTGAGAAGGTACACATCGTTGCTCGTCTTGAAGTAGGATGTCGTGCCTTCCTCCGCCTCGATGAAATCCATGTCGAGAAGGGTCATGTACTCACCGCTACGGATCGTGCGGTTGTTCTCGACCATGAACTTCGCGTCTATGTCCGGGACGTATTGCCATCTCTCGGTCGCGGTGTCAAGGAGAAGGTCTTGCGCCGCTTGGAGAAGTTCGCCCTCCGCCATGCTGATGTAGAGTTCCGGCATGGCGATGTCCAATAGCACGAACTCGTCGCCGGGGTACTCATTGGATTGTCCGGCGTTTTCAAGCCCACGGATAGGGTATTGCGTGTTCGGAAACCATTGGGAAAGCGACTCGTCCTCGGAACGGAAGCACTCAAGCACCCACGCATCGTTCTCCGCGTCATATTGGACATCTTTGATGGTGAACGAACGCCCGGTGCATTTGCCGGAACGCATGGCGATGGTCTTCCCTTCGCCCAGGGCGGCCTGTTCCCCGATGTCGAAACCGAGTTGCCGGAGCGTGATGGTGAAGGTCTTTTTCCTGCTCCATGCCGCCGAGAAGTTGAACCTCGGAGAGACGGAATAGGTATAGGAAATGTCCGTCGCGCTGTTGTTCATTATGAACAGCGACAGGAACACCCGGACAATATCGTTGACGGCGACTTCCGTATCCTTCGCCTTCGTGGACACGGTGCGGGTATGGAAAACACCGTTGTCATCAGGTGCGAGTTCAAAGAGTTGCCGCTTTACCTCGGTGAAGTCCGTGCCGTCGCCCTTCTGGATGGAAAGGGCGATATACACGCTCACATTGTCGCCCGTGGTCGTTATCGTTCCGTCCCCGGTCATGGACACATACAAGTCGGTCGCGCAGGTCTTCGTCATCTCGAAGGTGCGCATGGCGAGAACGACACTCGTATTCGAGCCTCCTTCAAGCGTGTCGGAGTCGGTCATGTCGCCAAGCACCTCGGATGATTGGACGGAAGCGGACTTTCCCGCCATACCGACAAGGCCGCTATCGAACGTCCCATCCACGGAAAGCACACGGTCAATCCTTTCGTAAGGGTTGGTATAGATGGAAGGGTTGGGGTAATAGTCGGCGTATTGTGAGCCTATCGCGTTACGGAGTTGACCGATGGTCTTGTTTCGGATGGACGGATAGATTTCGGGATATTCGCCACTACCGTCGAAATAGACGGTCGTAGGGCGAAGTCCGAGCCTCTGGATGGATGCGCCATCCTGAACATACGCTTTCGATGCATCCGGGAGATCGACGCCATCAACCTCGGTCGTACCCCAATTAGCAACGGGTATCATCAGGTTTTGGATGTCCACCGACTGCGCATCCTTGATGTTTTGGTTGTTGTACCATCCGGGGAGCATGTTCCGGGACGAACCATAGGCGAAGATGCGGTTTGCGAGTTCATCGGCGTTCGCCACCGTCCGGGTGATGGACTTCAATCCCTTCCCCTTGCCGTAGGCGTAAGTGCCGTAGTTCGCGTTGAGACCGCCCCCGCCGATGACGATGGTATCGGTGGGAGAGCCGTTCACCGACTCCACCTTGTATATCCAACCCACCTCCGGCCAAATCTCATAAACCTTGTCAAGACACTCAAGGATATTCACCCCGGACACGGTGAAATCTCTCGCCTCGGCCATCAAGGTGGCCATCTCCGGCGACAAGCCTTCTTCGGTGGTGGCTACACGGACTTGCCACGTTCCAGCGCCGTACATGTCTTCAAGGCATGCTTGAAAGCGCCTTGCCAACCCGTCAACACCCTCGAAGGTCGATATGGACGGCTGGGTGGAGAAGTGGATGCGGTTGTCGCCAGCCACAAGGTCGCGGAAGGGGCAGAACTCCAACATCTTCGACGCATCGTAGAGTTGGACGCTTTGGTACACGAAAGCCGCACCGTGAGAATACGGGCGGGCTTGTTTCTTGACCTGTGGGACGGAGTACATCTTATAGACGAACCCCGTGCGGGAATATATCGGGACAATCGTACCGTTGTCCTCATAGCCCAAGTAACACCCGGTGCGGAAGTCGAGAACCGACGGGGAAGCGACCTCGCGGAACTCGACCATGCCCGGCTTCATATACTGCCCGGTGAAGGTCGGCGTTCCGGTGTAGAGCGCCGTCCCGTCCGGGGAATATATGGTGAACTTCGACATATCAAGCGGTTACTATCGAGCCGTTCTGCAATTTCATCTGTGTCATCGGGTCATTGACCTTGAAATCCACCGTGAAGATGACGCGGGACATGCCATCCATCGTGTCATAGTCCCCCTCGCCGGGCATCTTGAACTCCGACAAACGGACATGCCGGAAGCCGAAGCCCGTCCACCCGTCATAGGTGGAGAACTCGCCCCCGGACAGGAAATCCATGAAGTCGGTAATGCCCTCCTTGAGGTCAGAAATCGCGGAAGTCTCGGTCGAACCCTTTGCGAACATCACGCACTCGGCCTTGAAGGTGAAAGCCTCGAAGAACATCTGCTCGGTGTATTCGTCATCGCCGTGTTCGTCCTTCCAATCGTTCTTGTAAGGCTCTTTCGGCTTGCGGAATGAAGGATAGTCGTGCGTCTTGACGATGACCGAGTAGATGGCTTTCACATCTACGGCTGATGAAGCCCCGTTCAACTGGATGTAGAACGGATGATATTCGCCTCGTATGGGTGGTACATATAGCATTGCCTTGCAAGTATAGCAAGGCAAATGCGATAAAAGGCAATTATTATTGACTTGTATTGACTAATAGGACTCCACCCGGACGACCATCCCGCTTGTCCCCGGAGCTCCGATTACGGATTGCAGTTCGGCGAGGATGCTCTGGTTTGACTGCGCGATGTCGAAGTTCGTGGCGGCAATCTGGGCGAGGTGTTCGTTCAGCGTCGGGACGGATGATCCAAGCAGATTGATGCTTTCCCAACCCCTCTCCTGCATCATACGGATGGATGAAACATCGGCGCGGATCGCGTTGATGTAGGATGCGAGCAGGTTCGCGGTGTCCTCCGTGATTGACTTGATGCCGGAACCGAGGGAGTTGCCCGTGTCCTCGTCGATGTTCATAAGACCCCTATCCTTGAAAGCCTCAATCATTCCGTTAATGGCGGGGGCGAGTGTTTCGCTTTCCTTTTGGATGTTGTCGGCAAAAACATCAAGCCAAGCGGCGTAGTCCTCCGGGGTCATTTCGCCGGTGGTGTATTTTCTCAAAGCGTCATTCGCCTCGTCCTTGTACTTGCCGAGAATTTCCTCAAGGATATAGGATTGCAGGAAGGAACGGAGGATGGAGTCGCCGAGGTCGGCGAAGGTGTCCGAAAGGTCATCGACGGCGTTACCCATCCGCATGTAGTTGTCGATGAACTTGTCCGTCATGTCGGATGCGAGGTTGCCGAAAATGTCCTTCGTGGCCTCGTTTATCTGCTCCATCGCGGCGGCGTAGTCCTCGGCGTATGCGATTGCGCCCTTGAGCCATTCTTCTGACCCCTTGTTCAACTTGCCGTATGTGTCAAGGACGGCCTGCAACAGTTGCGGGTTGAGATTGCCGTTCACGTCGGTCAGCTCCATATTGAACTCCTCCGCGAGTTCGCGCAAGTTCTTGAAATCGTGATGCAGACCACCGATATAACTTTTTCTCGTGACAAAATTTGCATTTTCCGCAGGACCGTTATATTGGCCGTCATACCACATTTCGGTATTCTTTTCCTGTACTTTGCGGTACTCAACCAAAGCATCGTTCAAATCACCCTGCCTTTTCGCAAGTTCGCCCAACCCTTCAACCGCGTTTCGGATACGGGCCGTGAAATCATCTCCAAACACTCCGCTTACACCATTTGAAAGGGTGTCCTGGAACGATGACCTTTGCGCCTCTATCCGTATGTCCTGTATCGCCTTTTCGAGTTGCCTTGCCTTTGTTTCCGCATCGACAAACGCCTGTGCGATACTGACAAGTCCACCGACAACCGCGCCAATCCATCCACCCTGGGCGAACCCGGCGGCGGCGTTCTTGGCGATGTTGGCAATCGTGGAAATGTTATCTGCAGCTTCCGTCAGTCCGGCATCCCCCGTAGCCTCACCGAGCTCACGGAAAGAGTCGGCAAGGGCGATGACCTGCGATGCGGCGTACTTCGCAAGTTTGCCGATTGCGTTCCTTTCCGAAAGTTTAAGTTCTTTAAGCCCCTTGTCAATGGCCGCTTTGATTTTGTCTCCCAGGGTGTCAAGCGTGAGGCCACTTTGTTTCGCGGCCTGCGCCATCTTTATCATGGACACGGTGGACTCGTCGAGCATGCTCGAAAGCATACCGAAATCGTCCTCGGTCAGTTCGCCGATGGTCATGCCCCACGAACCAAGAAGGCTCTCAATGTAGTCGAAATTACCCTCCCAACTCCGTTTGGCATCTTCACCAATGGCAATCAGTTCCTCGCGGAGGCGGCGTATCTGCCCAAGCGACTTCCCTGCAAGGTCGTCGAGGTTGACCCCACGGAGAAGGTACTGGTCTTTCAGGAACGATTGGGCGAGGTCGTTGATGCTCTCCTGCGCCTGCGCCCGGATGTACCCCTTTTCCGCATCCGCAAGTTCCTTGAGTTTCTCAATCTCCGCCGCTATCGCCTCGGCGTTGCCCTTGTGCGCCTCCTGCGCCTCCTTGACGGCCTTGAGGTACTTTTCATCGACCCCGCTGATCTTGGTGTTGTAGTCGGAGAACACCTTGCGGATGTCATACTCGAAGCCGGTGCCGCCGAGGTTGAAGTCCTGCCCGGCCCACTCACGGAAGGTCTCCTGGTACTTCTCCAACGCCTTCTGCGCCTTGTCCGCCTCCTGTTTCGCCTTGATTACCTTGTTGACGGCATCAAGACCGAGGCTCGCCTCAATCCCGTCGGCAGCCTCCTTTCCTTCATCGCCCATCTTGCGGAGGCTTTCGATAAGTTTCTCCAATTCTTCGTCAAGGCCTGACACATCCTTGCCCATGTTCTCGAACACCCATGCGCTTGCGGCATCCTCGCCGATGACGGGGGACAGTTTTTCGTATGCGGTCTTGTACTTCTCCAAAAGAGATATGTTCGCCCGGATGTCCGCGATGGCTTTCTTCCGGGCCTTGTCAGCGGCGCTTTCGCCCTTTCCACGGTCGGTCGCACCCTCCTTGCCTCCGTTCCCAATATATCCCTCTAATTCGTTCTTCTTTTTAAGCAGCCGCTGTTTCATCTCATCATCATCGGATAGGCCCTTAATGATTTTATCTGCGGCATCGCGGGCTGCTTTTGCGCCCTTCGTGTCAAAGACAAGTCGCCATTCCTCAAGATAATTATTCGCGGCCACCTCGCCCTGCTCCGTCGAGTAGTTCGCCATAAAATCGGTCATGGTGGCCATCGTCGCGTCAATCGCATCAACTTGCTCATCCGCCGCCCGCCATTTCCTTGTTGCGCCCTTCGTGGCCCATTTGACGATTGGAACGGTGTTCGTAAGGAATTTGTACCACCCCTTTTCATCAACATCATCGTGGGTGTTTGCGGCAAATGCACTATCCCTCCATTTCTGCATTTCTTCGTTCACAACCTTCGCGGCTGCTTTCGCCGCCTTTTCCATGCTCATCCCGTCCCCAACGAGGTTGTTAACAATGCCCTCGAACTGTTCCTTGAATTGTTGTGTCAGGGCATCACTACCGATAACATCTTTCGTTCCCTGCGCCACGCGGTTGGCCCTGCTCGCCGCGAGGGATGTGGCGCGGACAATCTTCGTGAGCCAATCCACGATGTCCTTCATCGGCCCAGCGCTATCCCGGAAAGTCTGGATAAGACCCTCCCAAGCGGACTTCAAGAGGAGGGTGCTACCGTGAAGGGTGTTCAGCCGTTCGGACTGGATGTTCTTCAAGAGGCCATCGCTTTCCCTGACCTCCTTGTTTAGCCGCTTGATGTCATCCACGCCGTTGGCAAGGATAAGGAGCGCGGAACTCGCACGGGTGGAAACGAGTTTCGTGGCTTCGCCAGCCTCCAAGCCACGGTCGCGCATACCCTCCAATCCTCTCACAAGGTCATCGAAGGTCTTGATGTTACCGCCCATCGCGGTCTGGAGCTTGCCGCCGGTCTTCGATAGTTCAAGCAAGACCTGGCGCAGACCCGTACCTGCCCTCGATGACTCCAACCCAGCATTGGTAAGGACGCCGAGGAGCGATGCCGTTTCCGCTATGTCAAGACCGATGGAGTGTGCGATTGCACCTACATACGGAAGGGACACCTTCAATTTCTCAAAGTCGAGCGCCGTCTTGTTGGTGGATGCTGTCAGTATTTCAAGCGTCCGGCGCATCTCTGTGGAGTGGAGACCGAACATGCGAAGGGACGCACCGGCAAGGTTCGCGGCCTCCGGGAGGTTGGCACCGACGGCGGTTGCGAACTGCAACACGCTCGCCTGCATGTTTCGGATTTGCGGGATGTTGTAACCGAGTTTCGCAAGGGCGGTCTGCAATTCCGTCACCTGCGATGCAGTCCATTCCGTCGTGCGCCCGAGCATGAGGGCGTCGTTCGTCAAGACCTCGATCTCCCGCCGCGACACCTGCATAATGGTTGCAAGGTTCGCGTTGGCCTGCTGGAACTCGCTTATCTTCTTGATGGCGGAGCCAATCGTCCGCGTGAACAGGCGGATGGCCGATATGATGCTCCACACGGTCGCGGAGAAACGAAGCCAGACACGGGTAAGGGAACTCCCCGTTCCGGTCAGCGATCCGGCGGATTTCTCAATCGCCGTCTTGACCTTCTGCTGGGCGAGGGCGGTCTTTTCCGTCTCCGTCCGTACCTTCTGCTCCGCAAGCGCCTGTTTCGCCTTCGCCTCCGCGGTCTTCGCCGCCGCCTGGGCGAGTTTCTGCTCGTCAAGGTACGCGGTCTTTGAACCCGTGTTGATCTTGTTCTTCGCGTTGAGTATCTCCGTGAGGGACGTGTTCAACTTCTTCGCAAGTTCGATGTCCTTCTGTACGGATTGCTCGAATTTCTTATCGTTGAGTATGACCTCAAAATTGAGGGAGTCGATGTTTCCAGCGGCCATTTTTTGTTATTTGTTAAATAGTTCGTCTATCGTGTATCGAACATCATTTCCCGACGACCGCATCCTTTCCCGCATCCTCTTGTTCGCCTCCTCCTGGAGCTTGAACGCCCTGTCGTTGGGGTTGTATCTGTAATTCTCATCCGGCCCCCGTCTCTTGCCCTTCCGCTTTTTCTTGTCGCGAGAGTAAAGCGTGTGCGGAAGGTCTGCCTGCATCAGTTCTATCTGGGCGCAAGTCAGGATGCAACGGTATCCGAAGTTGCGTTCCCACCTTCCGAGCCTCCAACGGGGCCGTCCGTATTCTGGGAAGTCCTTGACGAAAGCCGCCTCGCTTCCGAAAGAAGTTCTGCTCGGTATCGCTCTGCTTCCCGTTTCGTCATCGTCATCCAATCCGTCCTCATATCCATCGAGTACGCCATAGTCCCGTAGTGGGCCAAAAGAGGTAGTTTTTTTTTACCCTCTTCAATGATGGGGACTATCTGCGTCTCGTTGTACCTGTGCGCCAACCAGCGCCAATAAATGCCGTAAAAAAGCCGTATCTTGATGTCGTGGTTGAGTATCATCAGTGCGGCCTCCTTGAACGCGAAATACGGCTCTTTCGCAAGGTCTTTCAATACGTCCGAACCTTTCTCTATCTTCGCCGCCGCGAGGTCGCGTTCAATCCATACTTTCGTTATCCGCTCCATCGTGTATGGTTTCATCCAACGGAGACGGACACTCCTTTTCGTGCCTTTTATCGGTACTACCGACACCGAGTTCTCCACGATGTCCATGTACTCTTTCCTTTGCTCAAGGGTGGGCTGTTTCATGGGATTGCTTTGTATTAAAAAGGGGCGGGGGCATTACACCCCGCCCCACGGTTAGGTTTAAGTTCCCATAATGGGTGGTTAGGCGGTCGGAGCGGCGGTAGCCTTGAGAACCGCGAAGTCGCCAACCGGGTTGCCGTTCTTCGTGTACGGGTTCGGGAGGATGAAGCCCGTGAAGGAGAGGTACAGTGGGTTGGAGTTGTCGTCCTTCTTCGGCTTGGAAACGATGAGCTTCACATGCGGGAAGAGGATGGCGGTGTTCTTGGTCTCGGACTCGGCGAGGACCGTGACTTCCACGATGTTCGGGGTGGCCATAAAGCCCTTGCCCGTGTAGAAGGTGCCTTCAGCGCCCTTCACACCGGTCGGGGATGAGACGGTCCCGGCGGCGATGGCGGAACCGGCATCGTAGAACTTCTCGAACAGGGCCTGCGCCTGGGACGGGATGTTGCCCGTCATGGTCCAGTTGCCGGACTTATCGATGGCCACGTCGATGACCTCACGGTGCTGGTCGATGCGGATGTCCGTGGAGGACGGATCGTCACAGGAGAGGTTGAACGTATCTTCCAGGGTGTAGAGCTGGTCGGCGGAGGAGAAGTCCAGGCCGCTGGTGATGTCCACGCCACCGGAGGCATAGTCCAGGATGGAAAGGCATGCGTTGCCGATATGGAGGTCGTCAAGCATTGCGTGGGTGAGAGTTGCCATAGTATCTATACTGCTTTAATGTATAAACGAAAACTGATTATCCTTGCGTGAAATCCAAAGTCGTCGGGTGTGTCGCCCACTATGCGCGGGTGGCCATCTATGAGGAACTTACCTTCATTGGGCCATAGGGGGAGTCCCATAAGGGCCTTCTGCATGACGGACAACTTCTTCGAGTTCTTCATCTCCATCACGTCCCTGGCGAAAAGGTGGATGGCTATCCGGCATTGGCCGAATGCGGCCTTGTCCGAAATGCCACCCGACACCTTCACCACGGCGAAGTCGGAAATGGAGTCGTCCGTAACCTTCGGTCGGTTGTTCCAGACGTTGGTGGAAACCCCGAGTCCACGGACCGCATCCGATACGGCTTTCTCAATGTCGGTTATGTCGAAATCATTCATCATGGCTACATCGGTAAATTAGAAGCCGGGCCGGAGATGGGATTGAAAAACAACCGCCAGTTATCCCTGATGTCCTGCTCCGTGAGAAGGAGTATCCACTCCTCATAGTCCACAGCGAAATACATCGGCCCTTCACCCTTCATCGAGGCGAGGAGGATACCAACCCACCCGGTCTGCGACACGGTGCGAGACACCGCCATCATTTGCTGGTAGGCGTTACCCGTCCCATGCCTTCCGTCGTTCGTTTTCGAGGCAACGGCACGGCCATCGTGTAGGACGCACCAGCCGTAGGAGTTCTCCGTGGCCTTATGTACCCAATGCGTTGCATCGTGGAACGAAAGCGCCGCGAGCATCGCGTTCTCCATAAGGTCTTTCATACCCGCCTCGATAACACGGTCCTTCGACCCGGAAAGGCGCGAGAAACCCCTCTTGATGACGGAATTGTTTTTCGACTCGTACTTGCCCATCAGTTCTTGATGTTGTCTATCCAGAGGTTCGTCCCCCAGTTATAGGTTGTCATCTTCACAACCTTCACACGGAAGGTGTGAACATAATCGGTCATAATGAGGATCGTCCCGGACGGGATGTCGGTCAAGAGCATGGGGCAGGAAATCTTGTAGTCCGCCACCCAGACCTCGCCGGATGTCTTCATACCACCGGTGGATGTCCGGTAGCCCCACGGCACTTCCTCGACGTACTCCGTCTGGAACGAGCCGTCGGCGTTGCGCGACGGGTTCCATTGCGGGTCGTACACAATCCTTTCGACTTGCATACTTCCCGTAACGGGGTTCCCATCCGCATCCGTGATGGGGAGTCCGTTCTCGTCGAGCCTTTCGACGAGTACCGTGAAGGTATGGGGCCAACGGGGGTTATACATCAGTAGAGGTCTTTCATTCGGATTTTGGGGTTGGGATCGACGAACGGCTCGTCCCACTTGTCGTAGAGGTCTTTCGCCATCTGCATCAGGGCGTCACGGTTGATGACGTTCTTGATTGCGACGTAGTGGGTCCAGCCGCCGTCCGACTCTCCCTGGGTTCCCGACTTTACGGAAGAAACGGCGGCACCGAAATAAGTATCAGCGAGGATAAGGTCGCGAGTCCTTTCATCAACCTCCGCAACGGTGATCTCGTCATCATCGACGCCCCTGTGAAGGAGGGTCGCATAGATGAAATCATCGGAGAGGTCGAGGATAAGGTCGGTCTTTGCTTTCAGCCACCTTGCGATGGTCATGCTTTCTGCGATGCTTGCCATTTCTTCCGTCGGATTACACGTTTGTCAAAGAGCTGATTAGGCGTTCGGGAAGAGATACCACATGAACTGCGGCACGGACGGGATGACCAGGGAGGTCATTTCCGTGTTGTAGCTCTGGCACTTCTTCACATAGTCAACGCCCACGGTGAGCAGGAGCTTGCCGCCGTAGAAGGAACCATACTGGCCACCTTCGATGGCGATAGGCTCGACGGTCTTGACGACACCGATCTGTCCGTCCGGGACATAGACCCAGACATCCTTCTCGAATGCGTTCACGTTGGACTTGACGAAAGCCTTTTCGGTCTTGTCAATGCTCTCGATGGGAACGAGGGAGTCAATGGCCTTGATGGGCGCGTCAATGAGGGCCTCGAGGCGGGCTTTCAGCACATCGTAGGGCTGGATGCGGGCGTAAGCCAACTGTGAGGTGGAGTCGCTGGCCGGGAGCATCGAGGTGCCGATGACGGCGAGGACGGCGGGATGGGCGAGGCACTCCTTGAGGTAGTTGATTTCAACCTCGAAGTGGCCGCGAATACCCTTGTTGCGAGCGGCCTGGACAACGGCCTTGAGGTCGTTGATGGGGTCGGCGGCAGAGCCCTTGTTGGCGTCGGTGTGGGTGGAGGAAGTCCACCAGCGGGCGTTGTCCTGGAGAGTGGTCTTGTTCTCGGCGGGGATGTGGTAGTCGATGACGACGTTCTTGATACCCTTCGGGTTGTTGGTTGCGTTGATGGCGAACTTACCCTTGGACACGGCCTGGTGACGCTGATAGGTCAGGGCGTTGGTGTGACCGCCGATGAGGTTGTCAACGGTGATGAAGAGTTGCTGGTAGGCGATGTCCGCGATCTGGGCGGCGGAAGTGGAACGCCGGTCCTCGATGAGCTTCATCTTGCGGAGCTTGTCCTCATTGAAGTATTCGACCTTCTTCATGCGCGGGATTTTGCCCGTGTAGGACTTGAAGCCCGGAGTGCCGTCCGGCAGGGCGGGGGAGTCGAGGTCGTAGTACTGCGCGGTGGCGTTGAGGCCGACCTCGCCGAACACCTGCTCAAAGGTGAAGTCCGTCTGCATGAACGGCTCAAATGCGAAACCGTCAAGCTGGAGGTTGTTGTACTTGAGCGCGAGGGTGTTGTCAAGGAAAGTCTGGATGCTCTCGCCCGGACCGAGGGCGCGGGAGAGAAGGTCGTAGAACTGAATGTTGTAGGTATCCATAGTGTTTTCTCCTATTCGTTAATGGGTTAGACAAGCACCTGAAGGACACCCGGAACAGCGGCCTTCATCTGGGCCTTGACGGGGGCGGAAGGAGTCAGTTCGACGAGCAGACCGCCGTGATGGTACATCACGACAGCGCCGGTGGCGGCGATGGTGTAGTTGTTAGCGTCGCCTTCGAGGTCGCCGAAGTAGATGTCGTTGTAGAGATAGCCATTCGGCTTCACGGCGAGGCTCTTGGAAGAACCAGCGGCGGCGGCGGAAGACAGGGAGATGGCATCACCGGCGGAGAGGGAATCGACCGTGGCGGAGTGGGAGACCTTGACCTCGTAGCAACCGGCGTTGTCGCCGGAGGTGAGAAGGTCAATGGAAGCAACTGCGGCGGCTTTACCAGTGGAGGTGAAAGCGGAGCCGACCTTCTGAACGAAGTCGCCCACGGCGGGGACCGCACCGTTCATGTCCTTGATGATGATGGAGTCGGTGGTCACGGAAGTGCCGTCACCAGCGTTGAACGCCACCACTTCCCAAGCGAAGAAGGGCTTGATGATTTTGTCGGCGAGTTCGACCGGAGCGCCAGCGCCAAGGAAGAAGCCCTTGCTGGCATAAGCCTTGTCGAGAGTGCCACCCACGGGGACCGGGCCAACGAAGTCCAGCCACACGGGGACGTGGCTCTGGCCGGACTCATTGGCGGCGGAGCCAAACGTGTTGAATGTACTGAAAGTAGGCATGTTGTTAATGATTAGGGATTACTTGTCCTTCGGGGGAAGAAGACCCTGCTGCCGGAGGAAGTCGTTCTTGTGGGCGGTGGCTGATTTCGCATCGGCAAAAGCCTGCCCGCCGAGTCCAGGTACGGCCCCGTCACCGAACACCTCCTTGTAGGAGTCGTTGTATTCGGCCTTGAGCCTTGCGACCGCGTTGTCCTCCGTCTCGTCTTGTCCGAGGGTGAAACCCTTCATCGTGGACTTGAGGATACCGGAGTTCACGCATCCCTCCATCTTGAGCCTCGCCGTGATAGCGTCGCGGACAACCTTGTCCGCCTTCTCCCTGTCCTCCCTCTCGAAACGCTCCCGGAGAGTCTTCGCCCATTCGGGTTCCGGCATCTCTGCTGGTTTCGCGGGTTCTGGAGCGGGGTCGCCACCATCCGGCTTCGGCGCGGGGTTCTTCTCCTTGTAGGCATCGAAGGCGCGTTGCAAGTCGGTCTTGTTGGAAATCTCCTTGTCACGCATCTTCATCAGTTCGTTTGCGATGAGTCCCATCGTTTCGGCATCAGCGGCAGCCGCCTCGATTTCATCCTCGCTTGTGACCGTCTTTTCTCTCGCCGTGGCAATCCGGTCGATAGCCTCGTTGCTCAATCCAAAGCGCTGATACTTCGTCTTGAGCGCACTTGCGATGTTTTCTTTGAACATGTTTTCAATGAACTATTTAGGTTATGAAATAGCCCGAAGCGGAAATCCCCAACGGGACTTCTACTCCGGGCCTGGATGGTTATCAAGTAACTCTTGTTAGCCTCTATGTGCGCTCAAACGGCGCTATCGTATGTCTTGCAATGCAATCTCGCTAATGCGCTTGCAATGCGGGCAACGGACGGAAAGGCGAAGCCGCCCGGAGAGTTCCTGAACCCTTACCGGGAACGGCTTTTTGCACAGGGGGCAGTTGATCTGCACCCCCTTGTTTTCCGCCTTTTCATCCATACACGGGCAAATATATCCTTTCCAAATCAATACACCCCAATAATTATTGATTTGTATTGATACGAACTTCGCACCTTTGCGGTGATGACGGATACTTCGGTCATAGACGAGCGCCAATATCTCGACCCCGTGTTCCTCCAATACGGGATGGAGGTGTATTCCACGGAGTACATCGACATGCTGCGGAAGGAGAACCTCGAACTCAAGCAGAAAGGCAAGCGTTCGTACAACCTCGTCCCCCAGGCGGGGTTCCAGGAGAAGGTGCTGACGAGCCTCGCGGACATCGTGATATGCGGCGGAGTTCGCGGCGCCGGAAAAACGGCTGTCGGTCTTATCGGCGGTTTCTACTACGCCGACAACCCAGACGTGAACCTCTACGGCTTCCGCCGTTATGAGGCGGACGTCAAGCGAGGCATCTGGAAATCCTGTAAGCCCCTTTACCGTGGCTTCGCCAACTTCGCGGACACGTCCTTTGAGGCGAAGTTCTTCAACGGAAACGGCGCTACGATGAAAATGGAACACCTCGCCGACCTGTCGAAGGTGAAAGACCGTTTCCGTGGTGCGGAAATGCCGTACATCGTCATCGAGGAGCTCGCGGAGTTCACGAAGGAGTCGATGTCCGTCATCTTCGATTTGATAGGATCGAACCGAAGCACCGCCGGTGTCCGCCCCCGTTTCATCTGCACCTGCAACCCCGTAGGGCGATCCAACAAACTGCGCTGGTTCCTCGAATGGTGGATAGACCCGGAGACGGACGAGGCCATACCCGCCCGGTCCGGCAAGATACGCTACTTCTGCCGTTATGGTGAGGACGTCATGGAAATCGCCTGGGGAGACACCCCGGAGGAGGTCTATGCCAACCCAAACGCCAAAAGGAAGATACAATCCCTGACAGACAACGCCGATGAGGACTACGCGAACTTCATCACTTCGGTCACTTTCATAGACGGCGACTTCGCGGAGAACAAGATACTCCAGGTGTCCGACCCGAAGTATATGAACCGCATATCGTCCGGCGGATCGAAATCGGTCATCAACGACATCCGTGGCGTATGGCGGGACGTTGATGACACGGGAGCGCTGATCTCCATGTCCGACATGAACCGTTTCTTCGAAAACGCGCCACAGGTGAACGGAGTGCGGTGCGGGGGAGGGGACATCGCCCTCCGCGACGACTGGCTCGTCCTCTGGGCGATGGACGGCATGCACATCATCGACCTTTTTGCCAAGCGGTACGTCACATCCGAAGACGTAGTTCCTATCATCCTCGGTTTCCTGAAAAAGAACGACATACCGAAAGAGAACTTCGCCTTCGATGTGAACGGCATCGGAAACTGGCTCAAGCAGAGCGAGGACATGCGCGGGTGCTTCGGTTTCGACAACAAGGCACCGGCGAAGGACAAGACATCATACAACACCAGGAAATCCGAGTGCGCCGGTATGCTTGTGGACGCCATCCAGAACGGGCAGCTATCCATCGAGGAGAGCATTCTCCGGCAGACGTACACGGAGAAAAGGATACCGTTCACGGTCCGGGACAAGCTCGTAGAGGAAAGGATCGCCATCAAGTGGAAAGAGGACGAGAACCCCAAGGCGCTAATCAAGAAATCCGATATGAAGGCGCTGATAGGACATTCACCGGACTGGATTGAGGCCCTCCTGTACTGCCTCGACCGCGTGGACAACGCCAAGCGGACCCGCAAGGTGCGCCGTGGCAACTGGAGCTACTTTGGAATGTAGAACGAATTAAAATACACAATGACATGAGACTCATACCCTCCATAGGGAAGATGACCCCGGAGCAGATAATGCGGAAACGCCCGTTCGCGGTCCCCGTCCCCTCCGGCGTCGTCGGGGCCGCCCCCATCATCAATCCCGCAACCGCCTATGCCGTGCCACTCGACAACGTGGCGCGGGAGCTGCGAACCCAATCCGACTTCCTGCGAGAGTACCACACCACCTCGCACAAGATCAACTCCATCAAGTATTACCCGAACACGATGTACGTCAACCGCGAGACGGGCGCGTACCAGGCGAAGGTCCGCAGCCGGATAGCCATCGGCTTCCAGGAACGCATCCTGACCAAGCGAAAGGAGGCGCTCCTCGGCAACAACGTCGGGATGAAACTCATCTCCGGGGCCACGGACAAGGCGATGATAGACCGGCTCGCCTTCCTCCGGGAAGGGTGGGAGGACAAGGATATGGAGGTAGCCGTGAACGCCGCCATCGAGTCCGACTACATGACCGGCGACGCGGCGGTGTACGTCTATATGGATGAGGGAAAGGTGCGCTGGAGGGTGTTCTCGTTCAAGGACGGGGATGTTCTCTATCCGCATTACGACACCCTCACCGGAGACCTTACCCTCTTCGGAAGGCTCTACACCCAGACGGACTGGGACGGGAACGCGAGGATGTATCTCGACGTCGTGGACAAGACCCATTTCGTGACCTACGCGCAGAAGGAGGACAACGAAGGGTGGGACATGGAAGGCTCGCCGGTCCCGCACGGCTTCCCATTCTGCCCCGTCGCCTACCACCGTTCCGAGGAGGGGCCGGTGTGGAGCGCGTCGCAGTCGCTCATCGACGGGTACGAGGTGGCGATCTCGCAGTTCTCCGAGAACAACGCCGCCTACGCCCTCCGCATACTCTACACATTGGGCGGCGACTTCGAGGTAATGTCCAACGTGGACGGCACCCCCTCCCGCATCGACTCCATAGACCCCAACGCGAAGGTGGGCTTCCTCGAACCCGCGCAAGGCGCGGACGGGGCGTTCACCGCCCAGCTCGCCATCATGGAGAAGAACATCATGCGTGGCTCCTTCGCCGTCGAAACCCCGGAGATCAAGTCCGGCGCGGACATGTCATCCCGGACGGTCAAGATGCTGTTCGCGGACTCCTACCTCAAGGCGCTTTCCGACTCGATGGAGTACCAGCCGTTCCTCAACAGGGTGGCGTACCTTTTCAAGTTCGGCTATTTCCTCGAGAAAGGCCGCGTGAACGAAGTGGAGTCTTTCAACATCAAGACCTATCTCGACCCGTTCATCTTCCTCTCCGAGAACGACGTCATATCCGCCATCCAGATGCTCGTCACGTCCGGGTGCATGTCGAGAAAGACCGCAACGGAACTGGCGTACAACATCGGATACTCATCCCCGGATGAGGTGAACCGCATCCTCCAGGAGGCGCACGACGAACTTGTTGCGGCGGAAACGGCGGGACAAGTCACACAGACGGCGCGACGCGCAAATCCGGTAGCGGAAAGCAGGGTCAATGGCGGTCAGTAACGAAAGGCTCGTTTCCGGGGCCGCCGCTTTCCGTGGGGATGCATCGCGGGAGTTCGACCGCGCGGTGCAAGCCCTCCTTGCCCTTGTATGGGCCAAAAGAGTCCCAACGACGGACTTTCGTTTTGCGGACGACGCGGAACTCGACTCGGAGGCGAACGCCGTTCTGCGGGGACTTTCCGACACGCTCGTTGAAAGGGCGAAGGCAAGGGCCGAGGCCATCATCCGTGAGTCGCTTCCGGAATACGATTTCGGCGATGAATGGGATGAAGATTGGGACGCTGTGGATGACGAGGATGGAACGACGCTTCTTTGGCGTTTCGACATGGAAGGCTCACACTTGAAGGATTTGTTGGAAATATGGATAGCCCTTGCGGTTGCCTACGACATTTCAAAATCCGAACTCCGGGTGCAGATCTCCCGCTATCTCAACAACCCATATTCATCTCCGCTTTGGGGGCGCGTCCCGAAGGGCGCGTTGTCGTGGGGACGCGGTTACTCGAAGAACATCCTCGAGCAAATCACGGTCATCGGCCAGAACGCGATAGTGGGTGCCACCCGCCGCGCGGAGCAGCGTGGAGAAAGGCGGAATGGCGCGACCTACTATATCCGGCGTCGCGGAAGCGGTTACGATTGCGATGTGTGCGACGACCTCGCCGGTTATCCCATACCGATTGAGGAGCCGTTCTACATTCCGCACTCAAGGTGTATGTGTTACCCCGAATATCACAACGGACCGATACCCAATGTTTAAGTTCAACCCCAAGCACAAGTTCAACAACAAGAAGATGGAGACCCCTGACGGGACGTTCGACTCGAAAGGGGAGTGGGAGAGGTGGCTGTTCTTGAAGGAGGCCCTCAAAAACGGCCAAATAAGCGACCTTCGCCGCCAGGTCAAGTACACCCTCATCCCGACCCAATACCGCACGGAAATAGTACACTTAAAGACCAAAGACAAGGAGGTTCAAAGGGTCGCGGAAAGGGAGATAACATACACGGCGGATTTCGTCTATGAGAAGGACGGGGAAACGGTGGTGGAAGATTTCAAGGGGTTCCCGAACGACCGTTGGCCGCTCAAGAAGGCGATGATGCTCTATTTCCACGGGGTTGCGATACGCGAAGTGAAAAAACCGACCGAGCCGATTTGATTTACTCGCGGAAATGCGTATCTTTGTTGCGGCGCAGTGATTGTGCTACATAACTCAAAAGGTTTGGTCCCGCCCGTCAGGCGGGGCCTTTTTTAGTTCGCGGCTTTCTTCTCGTCGTCCTTCTTCCCCGCGACCGACTCCGGGTCTATCCCGTTCGTCCTCATCCACGCGGTCATCCGGCGGTAGCGCACAAGGAGTGTGTCCAGGGCCTCGAACGCCTGGGGCATCGGCGTCGCGTCAATCGTCTCGTCGTGCATCGTGTAGCGGGGGATCTCCGGCATGGCACAGGCGAGGATGACGTGTTCGGCGAAGCGCTCGTACTTGCAGAGCATGTTCTCCGCGTCGAGCGCCTGGGCGAAAACCTCGTCCAGCCCCGTAATCTCAATCGTCGGCTTGTCTTTCATTGTTCATCAGTTCTTGTCTTTCTATATATAACCTACGATAACGCATTGACAACCAATTCGGGTGGGCGTTTACAGTTTCTCTATTTCTTCATCAATTTCTCCCAACTCACGCTCCGCGATGGCAACGATTTCCGGCAACCATTGTGTCGGAACCGTCAAGTTCGTCGTCCCGAAACGATTGTTCTCGTAACGGGAACGCATCGTGAGGATGGACGCCTTCAAGTCGTCGCGCCTCGCATACAGGCGACAGACGAGCTTCGCTTTCTCTATTTCCATATCGTTGTATTTTAGTGAGTTATCTATCCGTCAATCTCCACCTTCTCGAAGATGGAGGCGCGGTCAACAAACCAGACGTTCTTCCCGTCCATCCGGTCCCAGGAGGAGCATTGGATGTCGTTGCAGTTGAGCATCACCGTCTCGCCGTTTATCACTTTCCTCCCGCGAGAGAACCAACACCCCTTGCAGGCCGCCGAAACGCTCGCCACACGGGGCCTTCGGACGCATACGAGCCGAACCCCGTACCTTGTGAACTCCTCCCCTATGGGAACATACCGGGTGGGGAGCCCGTCGAAATTATAGTTACCATCCATGACCGCAAAGATAAATAGAAAATCAATACAAGCCAATAAAGATTGATGCTTATTGACCGAAAAATGTTAACAAAAACTTGCCGTAGTGAAAACAAAACTTTATCTTTGCACGAAATGTAAAATTTATTTGAGTTATGGACATCAAAGAAAACGTGCGCTATATCCTCGAAAAGCGCGGAATGACACAGGTTGACCTCGCGAGAACACTCGGTGTATCGAAAACGGCGGTAGGATACTACCTCCGGGGGAACATCACAATCGGGAACTTGCAGAAGATCGCCGACGCCCTTAACACCACCGTCGAAACCATCGTCTCCGAAACGCCCCTCTACGCCAAACACGAACCTATCCAAGAGAAGGGGAGAGTCACCACCACCACCCTGACATGCCCCCACTGCGGAAAGGAAATCACCATCATCGCAAAGTAGGCAAGTCAATACAAGTCAATCTTTGTTTGCTCGTTTTTGTCTTTTTTGCTAACTTCGTAGCCGAACGACGAACAAGGACATATACGGGGAGACCCGACAACAAGACCCTGGCATCATTGTCGTCGTTCGATGCCGGGGTCTTTTGTTTTTATGAGGCATGAGCAAAAACTCACAAATCGAGATGCTGGCGCGGGTAATCGCACTTGCCCTGTCGGACGGCGACACACAAAGGGCGGAAGAAATCATCGCATGGGCAGCTTCCGGCAAGACCGAAAAGACCGAGAAGAAACCAAGAGACCGAACCGCAACGTTCGTAAAAAAGTACCTTTCTCCAAACGCGCCCTATGACAAGGAGAAGATCGAACGTTTTATAAACCAAAACATTGTTAAAACGCCGAACGGAGTTGATTTTCAAGTGGTGAGAAACAGGATTGGGAATATGCCGTATGCGGATTTTCTTAAAACGATCTACTGGCGCGGCCTGTCGCTTTTTGTCAAACGACGGGACGGGTGGAAATGCACCGAGTGTGGCTCAACGGAGAGGGTTGAGGTACATCACAAAACCTATGAGAACCACGGGGCGGAAATCATCCATCTTGAGGACATGACAACCCTTTGTGAGAAATGCCACAAGAAGGCCCACGGAAGAAACGAGGAGAAAGAAAAGAAGGGACAAGCACAGACAACAGCAATGCCGACGGCACCGAGACCGAGGAGGAAACCCAAAACCGGGTCGGCGCTTTCGTTGGCGGACATCCTGGGAGACAATAATTCCTAACCCGTGGAAACGTACATCAAGCTCTACGACTCCATCCTTTCACTCGACCTCCCCTGGGACGAACGCATCGCCCTTGCCCTTATCCGACAAATGACCGAACCCGGCGACGGCTTCTGGGCCGGGTACAAAGCCCTGGCCGAACGACTCCATATCCCCAAGTCACGGTGCAAGGCAATCATCCAACACCTCGCACAAATCGGCGCGGTCGAAATCACACACGAAACAATCCTCAAAAAATCACGCATCGTCATCCGAACAAAAACACACTTTTTCGACAAAAAGTGACTCGCGCATGCGCTCGCCAGCGTGTTACGATACGCGTGGGTGCGAGTATTACAAGATATAATATATCTAATCACTTTCTTTTTTTGAGAGTACACTAAGAGATGATAAACCGAGAGAGATAAATCTCTCTCTGCCAACTTTTCTTTTTTTGTTTTGGACGTTAAAACTACAAAATGCTATATCTTGCAAAAACGCCCTTTTAAGACGCTTTCTCCTCGCAAGACGATAAATCCCTCGTCCAATGTGAGAAAACGCGCCAAAACGCCTTAAAACGCCCAAAGAAACGAAATCACGACAACGAGTCAAAACCGTCAAGCGAAATGACAACGAAATCACGCTTAAAGCATGGTAAATAAAAAAATTTAGTAAGGGGCGAAGGGGACAAAGAAAAAAAAGAAAAACAAAAAGTTTGAGAGGACACACCCCGCCCGTCGTTCGCCCCTACTTTCCCCCCCGCCCCCCCCGCTCAGCCCGTCGCTCGTGAGTCGTTTTTCGGTCCCGTCCCGGCGCCCGTTCCGTCGGTTACATTATACCCTATATTGTAACCTTTTCCGGGCTATTTTTTACCCTTTTCCCGGGCTTTTTGGTACAGTGGGCAGTCAGTACATGCCTGCGGAAGGTACGCGCGTACAGTCCGCCCTTCCCGCGCGGCGTCCCGGTCCGCTTTTTGCGCCTGGATAATTACTTTCAATGCATCCAGCGCCTCCCCTGGATCATCCGCCGTGTTTACTAATTCATTTAGTTTGGCCTGCTGTGCCGCCGGGCTGGAATAATCCACGAATTTAGAATTTTTCAAAATAGGCGTTTTTTCTGCGCGGACACGATCCTCCCCCTGTTCCGCCCTTTGTGCCTGTTCCATTTCTTTTTTTCGTTTTTCCAGGTCCTGGCAAAGGTTAGTAATTTTTTCCATCCCCTTCCATTTTGAGACGGTATTACGATTTATATCGTAAACTTGTTTATCTTTTATACCGTCGGCTATTGCATACAGGAGTGTCCAGTCCTGGCACCCGCCGAAAACATGGTAATAAACGGCGGCTATTTCGCCCGGGGTTAGTCGTTTGTTAATAAGGGCCATTTGTGCAGCGTTTTGGCACAAATATAGTGCTTTTCGTGGACCTTTGCAAAGGGTTAAAAATACCCTTTTGGTCAGCCTTACAAAAAGATGCTCGTAACTGCTTGAAAATACGATACTTATAGCGATATTTTTACTTTTATCGAATTACGATAATTTTGCCTACAATCGACGATCGCCCTGCGGCTGGTACAATGATACATTTTTCAAATTTGAGTCGAAATACAAACGTTTGTACGGGCTTTTTCAATTTTTTGTATTATGTTGGTACGGTTAAAAAAGATTTTTACCTTGTTTTGGGGTGGAAATAGCCTACAAAGATAGCCCCGGATTGACTGCGCCGGGCGCCGCCGTTCCGGGTGATGCTGTTCCGGTCCGCCAGTGTCAGCCTGCATACCCGCGCCCGCTTACATGCGTACATGCATGAGCCCTTTGGTCAGGTCCGCGCCCCTGGGGCTGGACGTCCGCCGCCCGTGTCGATCCCTTCCTTCCGTCGGTCCGGACCTTTGCGCCCGCCCGGGGTTATGCGTACACGGGTGCAGGCATTATGCGTACATGCGTACACGCGTGAGGGTGTCTTGCAATCCGTTCCGGGGGAAATGTTGATACATGCCCGCAAAGGGCATTTATTTTGCTTTTGGCGGCATTTCGGACAAAATACGATAAATCCCTCGGAAATGCACCCGGGGCGAAATACGGCCTATTTCCGCGCCCTTTTCGCGTATCGTTCCCGGGCGCCCTGGAAAATAGCCCTATTTCTAAAAATTTTTCATTACTCACGGACGGCGGGATTTTTTGGCTCGAAAAAACTTTTAACCATAAAGCCAAATTTTTTTGTTTTGAAAATCGGCCTTCTATGCACCCAGGAGGCCGTTTTTGCGCTTTTTTCGTTACTCACTGAAAAAAACTTTTAACCATAAGGTAAAATATATTTGCACGGTTAAATGAAATATTGTAACTTTGCCCTCGGAAGGTCCGGAAAACCGGAAACGGAACACGGCCTGCCTGACACGACGGAAAGCAACGCCGATGTGCGAAAAAAGCCGGAAACGGTCGCGAAACGTTTACGCCGCGTGGGAGGCCTAATTGACTGGCCCGGCCTACATTAAGACAGCGAGCCATCCGACGGCGTGAGCCGGGGTGCATGGAAAAAGTTGCTTTTCCACGCTGGGAACCGAAATGCAACCCGCTTCGATCGTGGATTATTCCACGATAACACGGGACCGAAAACACGGGCTTTTGTTTTGCCCGGTCCGACGTCCCCGCGCGACAACTCAAAAAGTTAGATTTAGTTTGTTTTCATTTCCGCCCGGGGTTGCAATCGTGCAGCCCCGGTTAATCGTTCAAACATTGACACGTTTTTACGGTTCCATGTTAAACAATCTAAAATCTTTTGAGTTATGAAAAAACAAAACATTATTAACTGCTACATTGACGGTAAAAAATCCGCCATCGCGATCGTCGAAGACGTTATTTATCTGATGAGCCATTGTTCCAAATGGGACGGCGGCATCCACCTGAATAACATGCTCGGCTGGAAATACGCCAAACGTGTCTGCGCCGTCGGTCCGCACAATTACGCGCCCGCCATGGTCCCGGGGTATATTAAAGAAATACTCTTCGACTTTTGCGGGATTGACGCGCAGCAGGTTATTGTCGAGGGTACGCCGGAATTTGACGCGATCCGCGCAAATATCCGCCGCTGCCCGGGCCGCACCCGGACGGGAAAACGGACCGCCGCGACGGAACCGGAACCGACAACGGAACCGGAACCGATCGACGAGCAGCCCGCCGCCCCCGCGCCCGTTGTCAATGAACCCGCCCCCGCCCCGGCCATGAAGCCCGGCGAGATCATGCATGAAAAGTACATGAAAATTCGCGGGATCATTGATAACCCGTACCTGCCCTGCGCCGCCTATCTTTATGGTCCTGCGGGGTCCGGGAAAAATCATATCTGCGAACAGCTCGCCCGGGATTTTGGCCTGGAGTTTTACTATCAAAATTCCGTAACTGACGAGTATAAGTTAAACGGATTTATTGACGGCGCCGGGCGGTATCATGAAACGGAATTTTACCGCGCTTTCAAAAACGGCGGCCTGTTCATGTTGGACGAGCTCGACGCCTCCTGCGCCGATACGCTCGTAACCCTGAACGCTGCCCTGACAAACGGTTATTTCACTTTTCCCGTCGGACGTATCAAGATGCACCCTAATTTCAAATGTATTGCCGCTGGCAATACCTGCGGGCGGGGTGCAACGGAGGAATATACCGGGCGGACGGTTATCGACGCCGCCTCGTTAAATAGGTTCGTTCCGGTCCGTTTCGGATATTGTGAAGCGATCGAAAACAAGCTCGCCGGGGGCCGCGCGGATATTCTGGAATTTATCCGGGACCTGCGGAACAGCGCCCGGGCGGCAGGTATTCATATTGTGCTCGGGTATCGTAACATCCAGCGCCTGGCGGCGTTCATGAAGATGCCCGAAACATTTACAACGGCGGAGGCCGTCGAATACGCCGTGACGGGCGGGTATGATACCGACGAGATCAACATCCTGCGCGGGGGGCTGCGTTACAAAAACAACGTTTTCGCCCTGGCCATGTAGCAACACATCCCGCCGCCCGGGGGACCGGGGGCGGGGTGCCAAATCTTAAATTTTTGAGTTATGAGTAAAGATGTTTTTTATTGCAAATCCTTCCCTAATCTTGCAGCGTTTTACGCCTATTTGGACGGCGCTCCGGCAAATGAAAAATTTGCGGGGCGGCGCCTTGAAAGCGAAACGGGGACGCGATCGTTTACGGGTACGGAGTCGTATTTCCAGGCAAATGAATATTTGCTCCGGGGGGACGCCGACAGCGCCGAAATGATTAAAAAAGCCCTTCTGACAAAGGTTAAAAGGGCCACGGGGACCGGAACGAAAAACCGACAAATAAACGCCGTCTGCGGGGGCCATGTAAACGTCCCCGCGATGCTCGTCGGCCTTCCCAAATCCATGAAACGGACCGAAAAAATCCATTATCAAAACGGATCGAAGGTCCTTTCAATTTGCTACAATAACAACGCCTCGGCGGGTTATTCGGCAAAGGATAAGGCGGAAGTTTCCGCAGCGCTTGTTTCGGCGGTCATGGCCCTGGAAAACAAAGGTTATCGGATCAACCTGTACGCCTCCTGCGCCGCTTATGAACCCCTGCGCGGGGGCGGGCGGGAATACGTCGCTAACTTTGTCAAAGTGAAGGACAGCGGCCAGTACATGGACCTGAAAAAACTCGCGTACCCGCTTGTAAATCCTTCCTTCCAGCGCCGTCATGCGTTCCGGTTCCGTGAAACGATGCCGGGGCTCAAGGGCGGCTGGCCCGGGGGCTATGGTTACTCGGTAACGGACGCCGCGACCGTCGAAAAACTTGCACGGGAAGCAGGACTGAACATCAAAAAGATTGTAACCTTTTACGAGCTGGAAGGTATGGACGCCGAAAAGATCGCGGAACGGTTACTATCTTAATCCTCGCCACGTCCCCGGGGGCCTGACCGCCGCCGGGGGCGCCAAAACAACCTAAATATTTGAGTTATGCGTACTTTGAAAATCAAATCCCGCGAATACGCGCGGGCGGCGAAATTCGTTATCATCAACGACAACTGCCTCTCCTGGGGCCTGGGTGCCATCGACGTGGACGAGTGGAAGCTCTACGACATGCAGATCGGGGACTGGTACAGCCACGAAAACATCTACTCCGGCTACATGGAAAAGTTCGAGGCATACGCCGTGGAAATGCTCGTGAGGGGCGGGGTGCCCGCGAGCGAGATCGTCATTTCCGGGGCCATCGACCGATAACACGCGCCGACAACGGGCACGGCCCCCTGACCGGGGCCGTGTTCGCCAAACGTCTAACCTTATTAAAATTTTTGAGTTATGGAAACAACCACGAAAACAGTCAATCCGTTTGCAAATGCAATCCGTCCGGGAGTCCGCGCCTACGCAAAGATGGCCGGGGGCTTGCTCCAGTACGCCGCCTGCATCGAGCGGGCCTTCGAGCGCGAAATGGCAACCCGGGCCACCTTCTGGGGCCGGGAGTACAAGCGGCTCACGACCTTCGCCAACGACTTCGCCATCGCGGAGTGTTTCGGGGATGATGCCATCCTCGACACATACAAGCGGGCGGTCCGGGAGTGGATCGGGAACTACAAGTACATGACCGAGCTCATCATGGTCCTCAACTGGTTCTGCTGGTTCTGGAACGACTGCGACAAACGCGACCTTGAACTTTCCCGCCTCTACACCGACCTCTATTATGAGGCCCGGGACGCCTTCGATGAGTTCTACGACACGAAGGAGGACGACCCGGACGACGTGAGGGAGAAAAAGGCCGTGGCATGCCGGTACTACTTCGAGTGTACCGACTAAAAGCGAAAAGCAAAGGAGCGGGGGGGGGTATCCCTTCCAGACGGAAAAAGGGGGCGGGGGCCTGGTAAGCGCCCGCCCCCTCAAAAATCTAAAATTTAATGAGTTATGGAAATTATCGGTTCTTTATTCGCAATCCTCGCGGGGCTGGCCATCGCCGCCCTGCTGAAAATGATCGACCCGCCACGGAAAGTCGCCCCGGAAATAGCCGAAAACGGCGATTTAGGCGACTTTCCCGAACCGGACGAAGATCGGGTACATGAGATCGTGAAAGCCGCTTATCTTGACCTAAAAAGGCAAAGGGCGGTATCTCACGGGCCGTGGCTCGCCGCGCTCCTGGACGGGGGCGCCGGGTTCTTCTTCACCGGGACCGTGGACAAATGGGGCCGGGGGCGGGCGGAGCAAGAGTGGCGGCGGGTGGAGCCCGCCGTGGCCCTCACCGCCGTCCGCTGGACCATCCGCGAACTCCTCGCCGCGCCCGTGTCCTACGACAAGGACGGGAACGAGATGCCCCGCCGGACGTTCAACCTCGACGTCCTGCGCCGGGCGGAGTCCGAACTTGCGAACATGGAGGAGGGGGCCTGACCGCGCCCTCCTTCGCTACGAAACCATTAAATTTTGAGTTATGTTTTGGATCATTGTTCCCATGTTCGTTTTCTGCGCCGCCCTGCAACTGTGGGACCGCGACAATGCCGCCTAAAACGGCCTACAATGAAACGAAATGCCCGGGCGGGGGTGATACCCTACCCGGGCGCGAAAACCCTTAAATTTTTGAGTTATGGCTAAAACAATTTACTTTATCGTGATGGACACGACGAAAGACCGCGAGGACCCTTATCAGATGAGGTTTTACGAGGAAAAAGCGTTAAACGACATATCCGGGTATCTTCGCGGAGTTGCAAAGACACATAAGACGGATATTTCGTCTTTGAGGCTTTTCATCGCGCCGGATAGGGAAACATGGAAACGCATGTGGAACGAGTTTTCGGCCCGCGTGGATTATTCCCGATACGGCGATATTGTCTAAAACAAACATGGGCCGGGAGTCCTGACCGACTCCCCGCCCGCCAAAACAAACCCTTAAAATCTTTGAGTTATGATTACTACATCCGACCTTTTCAAGATGGCCTATGAAGGCTCGTTCTACACCATCATCGGCTGCGGCGGTTCCATCCAGGACTGGAAGGACGGCTACAACAACCTCCTCGCGGAGAAGAAAATCGGCAAGCCGAGCGCCTGGTATCAGTTCACCGGGGCGGACATGAACGCCGAGTACGGACTCACCGGGAACAATGCGTACCCGGACAACCTCCGGTTCCTGTGCTTTCCCCTGGACGGGCTCGACGTTGCGCGGCTCGCGATGTTCAAGCTCCTTGCGGGGGATCGTTGGTTCGACGACATCGTGGACAACAACCTCCGCCGCGAGGAAGAACAACAGGAGCGGGCGGCCCTGGCCGACTGACGAAAAGACACAAGAGGGTGCGCCCCCGACCGGGCGCATCTTCTCCAAAATCATTTCTAAATCTTTTGAGTTATGGACAATATCGTAAACAAACCCGTAAGGACATCCTCCGACATCGTTTCGCTTATCTATGAAACCGGGATGCTCACGCCGTTCCACAAAGACGCTTACTTGTTCTTTGACGATAATAACGTGCTCTGCGCCCGCGACAACGCAACGCAGTTCGCCTATGTGAAAAGACGGACGGGCGACCCCACGCCAACCCTGGAAGAAATCGAGTTCTGCAAAGGATTGAAGAAGGTTGCCGAATACTCAAGCCGACTTTCTTTCATGGACTTTATCATCATGTGCGGGGGCTCCCATTATTCCTTTGCCACGGAAAAGGTAGAGGGGCCGGGACCGAATGGGTTCTAAAAAGGAACGAAGGGCGGGGGCCGATACCTCCCGCCTTTTGCCAATGTTCAACCAATTAAATCTAAATGAGTTATGTATCAAATCACGCTTACCAAAGAACAGTTTGACCTCTTGAGCGAGTGCGTACTTGGCACCATCGACTCCCTGCGGAAACTATGGGAGGCGATGCCCATCACAAGCGGGCGCGTCGGCATCCAGGAGCAAATCATCCGGTGCAACGACATCATGCGCGAACTTTCCAAAGTTTACGAGGAGGACGAGGCATGAGAAACGAGAAGGCAAAGGTGGGGGAAATTATCAAGATAGTGGCCCTCGACGATCCCTACGACAAGACCTATCCCGGGCGCGTTGGAACGGTCGAGTACATCGACTCGCTGGGCCAGCTGCACGGGACCTGGGGAGGCCTCGCGGTTATCCCCGAAGTAGATAGTTACACAATCATCAAACACGCTTGATTATGGCAAAAGAAGTAACGAAAGACAACCTTTCTTCCTACGCGAAAGAACACCTGCACGACACCGCATCCGCAGTCACCGCCGGGATACTCGACGCAAAGACGGCACGGGGTCACGTCCGCGAACTGTTTTACCTTTCCGCGACCTTCGGGCTCGGCCTCCAGGAGGAGGCGCGGGCCATCATCAAGGAGATGGAAAAGAAGTAAGAGCAAAGGCCGGGCGGGGGGCGATACCTCCCCGGCCTTCCAACCCCTTTTGAGTTATGAGTATCAAGCAATCCATTACCGAGGCCGTGGCCCGTGGTGCCGTGGCCGTCTGGACCAAAGCCGACCATCGGCGGATGGAGGTGGGCCGGGGCATCAATGGCTACCGGGTTGCCTTCTCCACCGGGAACACCTACTTGTACGGCCACACGGGGCTCTCCCTCCGCGAGGCCGTGTCCATCGCTAACCGTTGGGTACTCTCCCATTGACACGGGGGCGGCTCCCCGACACGGAACCGCCCTTTCCAATTTTGAATTATTCTAAATACCTGTTTAGTTATGACTACCACACTTATCCATTGCCGGGACCGGCAAGTGTTCGATGCTGTTGCAAGAGAACTTACCGATTGGAGAACGGAATACACCGTACTCCCACAGGCTTTTCAGTTCATCCTCCCAGGGAGCAGTATCTTTGGTGTACGGCAGTTCCTTGATGCAAGGAGCGTCAACACGGCAAACATCTTCTTCTATACAACGGAGGAGGATGACTGATGGGTTGTCCGGCTTGACCGCCGGATGATCCGCCAAACCAAAAATTTTAGAGTTATGAGAACACTACAGGAAGCCATCAACAAGATGGAAAACCGGGGAGGGGCTGGCGCCTCGCTCCGCAAGCATTTCGCATCCGTCGGCATCCGCGAGTGGGGCGACATCAACCGCGCCGCGCTTTACGACTTCGCCGACCACCTCCGCGACTCCGTTGCGCCCGGCACCGCAAAGACCATCTGTGCATACGCAAAAAGCCTGTTCCACCGCTACGAGGATGACGTGAAACTCCCGGCGGGATGGGAGGGCATCCTCCAGGCGAAGGGGGACCGGACGCGGGGAACCTACCTCACCCCGGCGGAACTGAAACAACTCGAAGCCGTCGAAACGAAATCCGACACCGAACGGATCGTCCTCGTCGAGGCCCTTATCGAAGCCTACACGGGGGCGCGTATTAGCGACGTGCAGACGTTCACGGAGGAGAACTTCCGCGACGGGTTCCTTACCTACACCTCCCAAAAGACAAAAGTCACGGCCACCATTCCCGTAAGCGAAAAGACGCGGGGGTGGATACGGTACGCACAGGAACACCGGGCGGACGAGCCTACCCTCATGAGCCGCAACCGCATCATCCGCCGCCTTTGCAAGCGGGCCGGTATCGACGCGCCCGTAAAGACGCGCCGGGGCGGGGTGGAACGGGTCACGCCGAAATGGGAGGCGGCATCGAGCCATGCGTTCCGCCGTTCGGCGGCATCCAACCTTATCGCGGCGGGGGCATCCCTCAACGACGCGAAACTCTGCCTCGGCCACACCTCCACGGCCATGACCGAGCGCTATGTGGTCTGCACACGCCCGAACCTTTCCGCGAAGGCGATGGCGTATTTCATGTGATTGTGCCAAACCACGGCACAAAAGAAAGAAAAGGGGCTGGGGTACTTCGGTATCTCCGCCCCTTTTTTGTGCCTTAAAGTCCCGTATTTCGCATTATCTTTCAAAAAACGACTAATCCCTTGCGGAAAAATTTTGGCGGTCCGAAATCAATTCTTATCTTTGCATCAATCAAAGTCAATACAAATTTGCTATTGTTGATTTTGATTGCGTACCTTTGCCCTGTACCGAGGGCGAAACGGTGCGCCGACATAGCAAGATAGTGATACCGCAAGGTTGAAACTATAAAGTCCGCATCAGTTGTTCGCCCCAGCCGATGCGGAATTTTTTGTATAAGCATCGGTTATGGCCGCCCAAGCCGAGCGAACTGGCCGACGGGGATAAGGTACGAGCAAATAGGTCTTTGAGAACGAAAGGACTTACGCCGGTTCACCTTCCGAAAAACAAAGAACCCATACCCACGAAGTCGTGCGCCAGGAGCAGGCGGGGACAAAACAAGTGGGAGCAACCGTTACCCATAGGACTCCCGACCTTCAACTTACCCGCCCGGCACGATGGACTCCCAACACGGGTGAGGGGGAAAGGCACGGTCCCACCGCCGACCGAGAACGCCTTTTCGGGAAACAAGTTCTCAAAGTGTGACATTTCTTTTTTTTTTAGGGATGTAGCCTTATCCGCCGAAAACTCGCGCCGCACAGAGTTGAAGGGATATAAGGGAGGCGGTATTGTCTATTTGAAAAAATCCGCGCCCGACAATCTCTCCACCGCCTGTTCCTTTGAAATCCGAAGGTATCTTTCAAATGCAGAAATGCTCTTGTGCCCCGATGCGAACATACAATCCCGGACTGGTACGCCGGAAAGGTAAAGGGCGGTCAATGCGGAGCGCCTGAATGTGTGGCTCTGCACCATTTCCCAGCGGTAGGTGGGCGATCCGTCCTTCTTCCTCCTGGACTTCGGAAGTTCCACAACGCCGTCTATCCCGGACTCCCTCGCAATCGTCTTGATATACCGGTTGAAGACAACCTGGTTCACCTCCGGGGCTTTCCCGCCGTTGCGCTCCAGCAGAAGAACAAGACGGGGGGATGCCGGGAGTACAACCTTGTCGTCCGTCTTTTTCTGCACAAACTCCAGCTTGCCGTCCCGAATGTTGTCCGTGGTCAGACGTGAGTAGTCGGAGAACCTGGCGGCGGAGTAGTAGCCGACGAGGGCGAGGTCGCGTACCTTCCCGTACAACTCGTTTCGTGGGTTGTATTGCCACAACAGTTCAATCTCGTCGGCGGTCAGCGCGATTGCCTCCGTCTGTTCCTTCTTTGATTGGAACTCCCGGAAATCCTGGTTGGTGTGGTATTTCAACTTGTACCCTTCGTGCATGACGACCTTGAGCCTCGCGCCGATGTTCCACCGGTAGTTCACCGAATAACCTTCGTCCTCCATTTTCCTTTGGAGGCGAAACCAATAGGCGGAGTCTATCCCGTCCCAATTCTCTTTCCGGCCCATGAGCCTTGCCACAACCCTGACGGCAAGGGCGCGTTGCCTCTGCGACGATGACGGCCTGTTTCCCCAACTCTCAAAGTATTCCCAGAAGGTCGGGACGTGGCCCGCCCGCACCACCTTCGTTTCATCGCCAGTGACGGCGTAGTGGATTGCGTTAAGAACGTCCTCCTCGGTACGGGCGGACACCTCCCTTTCGGTCAAACGGGAGTGGATGGTAAGCAAATCGCGGAGTACGCGGCGGTCCTTGCATTTCGCCTTGATGGACTTCGCGCCGGAGTCCCACAGGGCTGGGTCGGTCGTGAGTCCGGTCGCTTTCCGATACTGCTTTCCGTTATGAGTGGCGGAAATTCGGATTGAATTTTTGTGGATTGTGAACGTGTGCTGCATAACTTCGTAAAGGTAATAATTATGTTGTTTCGGTTAGCCCACGGTGGGCTAAAATATGCAAAAAATTCTTTGTAAGTTGCTAAAAATTCTTTTCGTTGCTCTTTCAAAAACCGCATTACGACGCGCTGAAATGCCGTTTTAAGCCACTGCGACGGGTGCTTGGTTTTTATGCGCTCACCTCCACGGATACCCCTTTCAGCGTTGCCTGGAAGGGGTTTTTCGTATCCCGTGGGCTAAAAAGTGGGCTAACTCTTTTCGGCGAGTCTTTCGACCATCGCGGCAAGCAACCTTACGGCATTTTCCAAAGCCTCAAGCCGGGCTATCACCTCGCTTTTCTCCCTTTCTTCCATAAGCGGCGCACCGTCTCCCGTGTAAAGCCAATCGCGGGAAACGGTCGGAAACGCCCCTAAAATGCGCTCAAAGTAAAAAGACGGGTTCCCTTTCCCATTACGGACGCGGGATAGAACATCGGGCCTTATTCCGGCCTTCAACGCGAAGGCGCGGGCATTGTTCCCGGCAAGGACTTTAATGAGATAGTCGAGGCGTTCGTGTTCGTTCATGTCAGTCGAGGGTTATCGCCCCGTTCACCAGGGCTATCTGGATGATGTCGTCGGTCGGCACATCGAAGGGGGCGTACTCCGTGTTGTCCGAAACGCACTTGATGTACCCATCCTTCTCCGACGGATGGACGCGCTTTATCATAATCCCCTGGCTCCGGGTCAGGATCACATACGCCCGGTTCCATTGTAGAAAATATAGGTTGTCGAGGGCCACCTTCTTGCATGCCACGATGTCCCCGCCGTTGTACTTCGGCACCATGCTATCTCCCTTCACGCGGATTAGGAAATCGGAGTTCTTGAACTCGGAAACCGTATAGAAATCTTCTATCCGTTCATCGTCGTATGATGGTAAGCCCGGACCGGCGAAAGCCTCCGCCGGGATAAGCGGAAGGGAGTGTGCGGAAGGAGAAGGGGGTGGGGTGGGGGTGGTGCTGGTAAGCATTTCGCCTTCACCGGCCATAAGCCATTTGGGAGAAATCCCCAAATCGGAGGAAAGAATAGCGTACAAAAGCGGGTATCCAGGTGCGCTTCTTTTTCCGCCGATAATGTCTTTAAGCGAGGACACGTCCTTGCCGATCCGTCGGCAGAACTCCGACTTGTTTCCGCCGCAAATCGCGTCTATGGCGCGTTGTAGCCTGTCCTGAATATTGCTGTCCATAACTCAAATTGTTTGTGTAAGGTCGGCACAAAAGACGGGCGGAAACTTCCTAAAAAAATTTATTTGCGAAATTCTCCTAAAAAGTTTTGGTGGTTCGGGAAATTCTCCTAACTTTGCAATCGGGTTTGATAACTAACTAACACCCGAAGGCAAAGAAAGCGGGGAGCAAAATCCCTTACAATCCGCCCGTGAAAACATTTAGCACTTGTTTCAAAGGCAAATTTAGGAAAAACTCCCCGCTTTTCAAAACAATCGGAAAGATAACTAACCCGATAGTACATTGACGAGCTGATGGTATGCCGCGACCTACGACAAAGAGGCGGCTGCGGTCCTGGGGTTAAGCCGAATTTTCCCCTACGACTTAATACGATGCTATCCCTTGCGGATTTGACGATGGGTGCGAGAATACGGTCCCGCGCTTGATAATGAAACTTGGGAGGAAAATAGAGACAAGGTGGGCGACAGAAACGACCCTAAAAGAACTACTACGATATACAAGGTATAAGATAGGTATAAATATCGAACCCGCGCAAAGTGATTATCATGCGCCGCCGAGGGCGACGACGAAGGGATGCAAGGGAAGATAGAAACGGAAGGATCGGGGGCGGTTCCCGGTTGCTTCCGCCATTTCATTTTTATCAATTCTCAAATGGACATCAAGAAAATTACTGACCTTATCGCCGACAAGAAATGGACGGCGATGCTTGCGGAACTCCCGGAGGGGGAGCATACCCTCCCGTTTGAAAGCGTTGATGATATTAAGTCCTGCAAGGCGATTGCCTACTCGATCAATTCAGACCGGACCGGGCGACGCTACACCTTCAACGTGGACAAGGCAGAAAGGACGGCGGTTGTAAAAGTAGAAGTCCTATGACCGAACACATCTGCGAGGCCCTATGCAACCTGGCCCTGCGCCTCGAACATTCCGTGAACGAGCTTGAAATCGCCAAAAAAAAGAACTACGATAACATCCTTATTTCCTGCAACGAGGCCGCCCGGCACCTGGGATGCACATCGTCCACCGTGACGCGGATGCTCAAGGAGGGGAGGCTTCATCGGGTTGCAATAGGGGGCAGCACGGGCATACGCCTGTCGGAGATCCTGGAACTGAAAACGCCGTGAGGCGGCTACGGCCCGCAGGGACTGTGCGCCACACCACGAACCGCCGAGCTTTCACGCCATGATAAATTGTTGTTTTGTTGTTCTATTCGAATACGCTATTCCATTGGTAACGGCCCCGTCTTGGCGGCTCACGGGGCTTTCTTACGAACATTATGTTCAACCCACAATATGCGCCGGAAAGGACGGCGCGGGGTGCAAGTCCCCATTATGTATGTTTCGGTTCGATTTCCGCCGGGCATCCGTGTCCGGCGAATGGGAGGGTAGTCCAAGTGGTAGAGATACGGAGCGGAAGGTGAAACACGCATCCGGGATGTGGTTTTCGAGTACCACCCCTTCCACCAACATCCGAAATATCGGGGGTTGAAAACACAATTCATATTAGTTTTTGGGCTATCCATCCTTCGCCGTGAGGTGCGGGATGGTTTTTTTCTTGAAACAACCTTTCAATGAGTTATATATGAAAAAGAAACTACCAACCATCCTCGGTGGACTCTGCATCACGGCAATCCTCTTTGCCTGCTGCATCACCGACCAGAACGGCGACCCTTGCGCCGTGAACTATGTCTTACTGGCCCTTGCCACGGCACTCGGCATCGGCTCTAAAATAACGGAAAAGAAATATGGACAACTTCGCTAAACAAGCCTTCGAGGACGCGCTCGAACAGCAGACCGAACGGGAGTTCGAGGCGTGGATGAAATTCTCCGACAAGGACTTCATGGTTACGACAATGACCGTCATCGCGCGGATCGGGTTGGAAAAGGTAAACAACCTTTGCGGTGCGGTTATCAAGGCCGGACAAGCGGACACCCTCGCAGAGTACGCACACGGCCTTATGATGTTGGCCTTCCATGCCGGGTACAAGGCGAGGAGTGAGGAGGTCGGGAAATGACACCACCCAACAAGATCGTCCTGACCGAAGAACAGGTGGCGTGGCTGAAAGACAACTACGCCACCACACTCAATGACGCCATCCGCAAGCACCTCGGAATTAGTATGCGTACCCTCAACCGCTTCGCAAAGACACTCGGACTTTCCAAAGACCCCGTTACCATCGAAAGACTCCGGTGCGAAAGAATTGCCGTAGAAGCCCACAAACGCGCCCTCTTGGGGAAGTATAAGGCCCACCCGGAGAACGGCCTTAAAACAAGGTTTAAGACCGGCTACAAGGCGCGGGAACGGTTCGGCGAGGAGAAGTTCGCGGAGATGCACCGGAAGACCGTGGAGACAAGGAGAAAGACCTACATCGAGGAACGGGCGAGGGTAACATTCGGACTCCCGCAACGGACGAGGATGCGGGTGACAAGGCAACCGAGGCAGAAGATATACCAGCGATATTATTTGAAGAAACTCGGCTATATCCTGGACGAAGCCAACAACATCGCCTATTGGACGGAAAGCACGACACGGGCCGTAAAACTGGAGGCGATGCCGAGAAAATATTACTCATTCAAACCCTATCAAGATGGATTGGAAATACACTAACGAAAACCCGCTGAAAGTGGTCACGCTCTGTTCAGGCTACGACTCGCAACTCATGGCCATCCGCAACCTCGGAATTCCCTATGAGTGCATCGGCTGGAGCGAGATTGACAAGTACGCGATCCGCGCCCACGATGCGGTGTTCCCCGAGATTGCAGACCGCAACCTGGGCGACATGACGAAGATTGATTGGAGCAAGGTTGAGGACTTCGACTTGCTCTTTTATTCCACACCCTGCACGGACTTTTCAAATGCCGGAAAACAGGCCGGTGGCGAGGAAGGCTCCGGCACCCGTTCGTCCATCCTCTGGTGGACGCGGTATGCAATCCTTGAAAAGAAACCGAAATACCTTATCATGGAGAACGTGAAGGCCCTCGTCTCCAGCAAGTTCATCACCCTTTTCCGTAAGTGGCTGGACGAGCTTACCTCCTACGGCTACACGAACTTCTGCCAGGTGCTGAACGCGAAGGACTACGGCATCCCGCAGAACCGCGAACGGATCTTCGTCGTTTCCATCCTCGGCGACGCCTGGTTCTCCTTTCCCCAGCCGCAGGAACTAAAACTCCGGCTCAAGGACATGCTTGAGGACAAGGTGGACGAGAAGTACTACTTGCCACAAGACAAGGTAAACCAATTCATCGAACAGTTGGACGATGACAAGAAGGCTCTCATTGATTCCGATTAACACGGATAGGGGGGGGTATGCAGAACGATTATAGCCGGATATTTCAAGATGGGTTTCACGAATTTCACTCGGGAGTTTCTCGGAAAGAAAGACGGCTTTACAAAGACCGGCGTACTTGAAATATATGAAGATTGCATTTGCAAGCCGCAACCCGGAGAAGAACTACGGGAAGGCGGCATGGAGTGAGGTGGCCGGTACGATACTCGCGACCGACTACAAGGCCCCCCCCTATGCCTGATTGTCTATGAAAAAGATAGTTCCGATAAACACGACTGCTGACGGGTGCGCCTTCACCATCGTAACCAGATACGAAGGCCGGGCCTATCTCAAGTCCATGACTGGGGGGGGGGGGCGGGTATTACCCATGCACGGGAGTAATCGTAATTTATGATGGACGAGAGGATATTGAAAATCAAATTTCCGAGGGAGAAACGGAGTGACGGGCTTTCCGTCTATCCGTACAACTTCCTTCCGTATGCCCCCCCCCCGGAACTGCGCTTTCGACTCATACCGGGGGACGGTCGGCTTCGACGTATTCCCTTTTGCGGTCACGACCAGGATCTCCGCCAGCCAGGAGGTTTTCATAAAGGTATATGAGGATATGGACTATCCCGATGAAGGGCAAGGGGCATGAGGTAACGGCGCGGAACATCGCGAAAGGCGAACCGCACGAACTTTCAAGGCCGCTTACCACGGACGAGTGGGACAACGCATTACTGATTGAATATGGCGAGGATTCTCCCGACGCTTGAGGCCATGCTTCTGGACGGCACGATCCCGATTAGGGGGGGGGCATGGATAGACATTTACAACCACTCCGCGAACGGCGAGATAGCCGGGACGATCCACACGCGGATAAGTCACGGAAACTATTGGTATGTCACCGAACTTGAAGATACCGCAGGCGGTAAAGAAAGGCTACATTGACTGCCCCCCCCCAAGGGGTTTTCGACTGGGCCTACCCGAAAAGCAAATTGAGGCGGGCGAGGGTGCAGGGGAACGGGAACATCTGCCCGGCCATCACCTGCTCGCCGGAACTGTATTACTATGAAGGAGTCGAAGAAAGGATTGATGTTTAAGAGCCAGTTCGTGCCGGTATGGGGGGGGGCTTTACTGCGATATCAGCAACAACCCGTCCTTCAAGTCTGGGGCGAAAGGATTGCCTGGTTTGTCCAGGGCAATCAAGGCCGAGATGCACGACGCAGCCGTGTGTGTAGAATATGAAACAAAGGAAAGGACTGATTTATAAGGGCCGGTTCTGGCCACTCTGGGGGGGGGGGGGGGGGCAAAAAAAACAATTCCGACAACTTAAA